GGGAAACTTTACTGGAGCGACGGCAAAAGCAATCTTGGACTGGCGCAATAATGGCTGACGGCACGGTAACTCTGGACTTCTCCAAGGCGCAACCGATTGAAGCGAGCCAGCCCGATAGCGGAGTTACGCTCGATTTCAGCAAGGCACAGCCACTCGCGCAAGTTCCCCCAGCGCCACAGCCAGCCGCACCGCAACCCGCAGTTATGTCCAAGAGCGATGCGTCCGCGCAAATTGACCGCGCCACGATGCCACAGCTTGCTCCGAAACAGGCGAGCACCCCGCTCGCGCCGCTTATGTCAGCCCCACCCAAGCCGCTGTCTCAGGGTGAGCAGGCATTTCAGCAGAGTGTGACGCAATCCGGCAAAGAGGATGCTCTTACCCCGTTCCGTCAGCCGACCCACGCCGAACAGCAGCAGTCCATGTCGAACCTGACATTGGCCCCACAGCGCGCGCAGATCGCAGACCAGAAGCTCGCAAAGCTGGCCCCGGCAGTGCAGCAGCAAAATGCCGCCATCCAGCAGCAGAACCAGCAAGCCGTAGGACTCAAGGCGCTGGGTGATTCCATCGCGAAGATTGACGCTGACCTCGATGCGCAGCGGAAGACGCTCGACTCTACGAACCAATCGGCTCTCGATGCGTTCAATGCTCAGGTTGACCACCGCAACCAGCTCGCGCAAACGGTTCACGCCGGGTACTCCAAGCTGGCCGCCAGTGCTCCTAGCCGGGCCGCCTCGCAAGCCTACAATGCCGAACTGGCAAACTATCGGGCAGCCACTCAATACGAGCCCGGCCCGCTGGGAAGTGATGGTGTGCGTCCGCCGCCAGCAGCCCAGCCGGTACGCTTGGCCGGACCAGCGCAGCCGAACGTGCAGGTTGAGCCAGATACCCGGATGCTCGATCAGGTAATCACTGGTGAAGGCGAGAAGGAAGGGCGGCTTACCTCCCATCTGAGCTATGAAGAAATATCGCGCCAAGCCGACGCATGGAAAAAGTACGCACTGGAGAACCCAGGAGAAGCGGTGGGGAACGCTGTATTCCCCGGCGTTGGCACTACTGCCTCGGGCACCGCACAGGCCATTACCGGCGAAGGTGGCAGCCGTGGTGCTGGCGTAGCCAAGGCACTGGCTGGCGTGGGCGACATCGCTCAGCCGTTCATCGGCATTGACGCGGTGGAGAACCCCGTAGGACTCGCCAAAGGTTTCGGGGCGGGCGCTGTTTCGAGTGAAGCAGCCGGACACTTGGCCCATGCCGCTGGTGCGAGCAAGGAGACGGAAGACAATATCCGTTCGGCGGCTTTCTGGATTCCGGCGTTCGTCGGCGGGAAATTGGTCTCTCTACGCGACCCAAAGACGGGCGATGTAATCGGTTTCGGAGCATCGGCGTTTGATAACAAAGTGCAAGGTGCTGTCGCTCGCACGCCAGAAGCTTACCGTGGAGGCGTGAAGATTGGCGGCACGAAGATCGGTGTTGAGATCCCGCGCACGCCAGAAGCGAAGTCAGCCGGATTGCTCAATGATCCTACGGTGCGGACGTACAGCGGTCACGAGATGCCGCCATCCGATGCCGCCGCAACCGTCGAGCCCATCCAGGGCAGCACCGACCACGCGGACCTGCGCGAGTCGGCCAAGGAACAGAAGCCGGAGTTCGAGCAGGCTGTCACCCAGGCGGCGCAAGCGGCGGGCGGAGAACTCGAAGGCTCGCGTGTCAAAACTCCCGCTAGCATGAAGTCCAAGGAGACGCGCAATGGCGAGACCCCGCAGGATGTGCTGGGGGCGCGCGCGTCGGCGGAGACTCCCGAGCAGGCCAAGCAGGTAGCCGAGAACATCAAAGTGCAGTTCCCCGGCACCGTGGAGAGCAAGATCGAAGCGCCCGGCGTGGACGTGACCCAGCTCAAGAGTCCCATCGGGCAGGAAGGTGACGCCAACCGGATTGCGGAGACGCAGGTTGGCACCAAAGAGGACATTGCCAAGATTGAGAGCACCGAGGGACTCTACACTGACCAGAAGGCGGCCGAACAGCGCGGCGATACCGCCGAGGCGGCGCGGATCAAGCAGCAGATCGCCGACGAGCACGCGAAGGGCAATGGGAGTACGGCTGAGTTACTGACCGTATCCACGCCAGCGCCCAAAGCCGAGACGTCGACCAAGTACAAGCACGGTAACACCCAGGCCGCCATTCCCCACGAAAGCGAAGCCGGTCAAGCACTGGCGATGGCCCGCGCCCGCATATCCAAAGAAGACCTCATGCCGACCGAATTCGGCGGAGATCAGACCACTGGACTGGAAGAAGATCCACACGTCACCGTCCGCTACGGAATAAAGGGCGACGACACCGCGAAGCTCATGGCGTTCATCGAGTCGCAAGCACCGTTTGAAGCCACGCTGGGCAAGACAGCCAGTTTCCCCGCCACGGAGCACAGCGACGGTGCCGCGCCGATCATCGCGCCCGTCAACGCACCAGAGCTCCACCGCATCAACGCCGAGATCGAGAAGCACGGCGACTTTGCACCCAGTAGTTTCCCTGAGTACAAGCCGCACGCCACGGTGGCGTATGTTGACCCGGCCAAGGCCAGCCGCTACACCGGCATGAGCGTGACGGACGGCAAGAAGTTCACCGTCAGTTCCATCTCGATCACGGACCGCAACGGAAATGAGACGCCGGTACAGCTCAAGGGCGCGCCGGAGACCGCCGGATCGAAGCTGCGTGCAGCCGTGGACAAGGCGAAGAATCCACAAGTGGCCGGCGCGGGTTCCGAAGGCCCCGCTGCTGCGGTGAGTAGCGCTCCCGCCGGGATACCCCAGCCTGTTCCTCCCCAGGCTGGGAGCCAACCGCTCGCCAAGGGCGATACGGCCATGCTGGACGGCAAGCCGGTCCAGGTGGAATACCCAGGAGCCCCGGCGCGCAACGGAGGCAAGGCTGCCCCGGCGCGCGTCATCCTGCCCGACGGCAAGAAGAAGCTCGTCGCTGACCCGGCGAAGCTGACCAAGGTTGAGCCGCAGAAAGTGGACATCGCAGCAGAAGCGGCCGACGCCGAAGCGCCCGCGGGCAAGAAGTCCATCGCAGTGGATCTCGACGGGACTCTCGCAAATTATGAGGGATTCAAAGGGAAGACCGTGATTGGCGAGCCCGTACCGGCCATGGTGGAGAAGGTCAAGCAGGCACTCGCCGCCGGGAACAAGGTGACAATCTTCACCGCGCGTGTGGCCGACGATCCGACCGGGGAGACCAAGCAGGCGATCGAGCAGTGGTCGCAGAAGCACCTCGGACAAGTTCTGCCGGTTACCGCCGTCAAGAGTCCGCATTTCAAAGAGTTCTGGGATGACCGCGCCAAACAGGTAGGCGAGAACACCGGGGATTTCGTAGCCGACGACACCAAGCCGGAGACGCCGGGATCGAAGCTGCGCGCCGCCGGGGAGAAGGCGAAGGCGCTGAAAAATGGCGACCTCGTAACCTACGACTCGAAGGATGGATTCTCTTCCGGCATCGGGCGCGTGCGCAACCTGTTCGATGGTACTGGCTCAGTGAGTATCGAGAAAGTGACAGGACGCGGTGAGGGAATCGGCCAGATCGTAATGGCGAAGCGCGAGTCTCTCAAGCCTTATACCTACCCGCCCGAGCGTGCGCCGGAAGCGCCGAAGCCGACCAAGGCCGCACTGGTGCCGACTCGTGGCGGCATCGAAGTACATCCGATTCAGGAGAAAGAATCCCCGAAGCTTTCTGGCGACCTAATCATCAAGAACCTGCGCGGCGAGACCGTCAAGCGTATACCGGACGAGCCTGTTACGAAATCGGAGCAGGAGCCGGTTCGCGCTCTCATCAACGCCATCTACGACAAGCTCGAAGCAGGCGAATCGCTGGGTAACGTCACCGAACTGAACAAGCTGGGCGAGCAGTACCTTGGCGGTTCGCGCACCTCGGGCGACTGGACTCCAAAAGACTTGTTCGATGCGATGGAGGCAAGCGTTAACAAGTACCTGCTCAAGCACGGCGACGAACTGATGAAGATGGACGGCATTGAGGGACTCGCCAAGCTGCGGGAACTGATGCCGCGGCTTACTTCGCAAGGTGTTCGCACCGAGGAGCAGATCAAGAATCAGCAGTTTTCCACCCCGCCGACCGAGAGCTACGTGGCCGCCAAGGTGGCGAACCTCACTCCATCCGATGTGGTTCTGGAGCCTTCCGCTGGAAATGGTGGGCTGGCCGTGTGGCCGAAAGCCATCGGCGCGGAGGTTCACGTCAACGAGATTGCACCCCGGCGCCAGCAGATGCTCGAAGCGGCTGGATTCGATAAGCCGACCGCGCATGATGGCGAGTTGATAAACGCTCTACTCGATCACTCCATCAAGCCGACCGTTATCCTGATGAACCCGCCATTCTCGGCCAGCACCACCAAGAGCTATGAGGCCAAGAACAGCAACGTCTACGGCTACAACCACGTAGACCAAGCATTGCAGCGCCTCGCGCCGGGTGGACGTCTGGTAGCCATCCTCGGCGGTGGACAGGCCAACGAGCCGGAAGGCGGAGCTTCGCTCCATGGTGGGCAATCCGGCGCATGGTTCGCTAAGGTTGCTCAACAGTACAATGTGCGCGCCAACATTCGCGTGAACGGCAAGGAGTACCAGAAATACGGCACGTCGTTTGCTACGCGCATCATAGTAATTGACAAGGATGGTCCAACCCCATCCTTTAGCGGTTCCACGATTTCTAAGAACGTCGATACGCTCGAAGAGGCTTACAATGCTCTCAAGCCAGTAGAAGAATCGAGGCCAGCCAATGTCACCAACGAAACTCGACCAGGACGCAGCGGTAGCTCTGGGATTCGGCAAGGTTCCACCGGAAGTAGCGTGGCGGCAAATTCAGACGCAGGTAGCACAGGCGTTCGAGGAGTACCCGGACGAAGCGCAGGCGTTGATGGAGAAGTACCAGCCGTCGCTCGACCAGCAGGAAATCGACCTGACGTTGCAGCGCCTCGACCCGCAAACGGGGCTCAACAACTTCCAGTACCTCAACAAGAAAGTGAAGCTCCAGCAAATAATGAAAGAGCCGCCGCTGGAAGTGTTGGAGGAAGTCCTGAAAATGCTGACGGTAAGCGACAAGTGGCAGTCAGAGGTCTCGACTTAGAGCAAGTCGCTACCCGCGAAGCCGGGCGCGATCAGGAAGACGAGTCGGCATACGCCACCTACAAGCCCACCCTCAAGGGAGCCGAACATCCCGGTTCCATCGTAGAAACCAAGAGCATGGCGACGGTTCCCATGCCGCCACTCACCTACAAGCCCAGCCTTCCAGAATCCGTTGTCGGTAAGGCATCGGACAACTACGCCGGAGCCAAACTCTCCGCGGTGCAACTCGAAGCCGTCTCGATCGCCGGGATGCAGAACGACATCATTCTCCCCAGCGGAGCGCGCGCCAGTGCGCTGATTGGGGACGGTACAGGTGTCGGCAAGGGCCGCATCGGCGCCGGAATTCTGCTCGACAACTGGAACAAGGGACGCAAGCGGTTGCTATGGGTCACAAAGTCTAAAGACCTGATTGCCGACGCTGGCCGCGACCTGGAAGGCATTGGCGCGAAGCAACTCGCCAAAAGCCTGCGAGACCTCGGGAAAATTCCATCCGGCGCGCCTATCGAGCATGAGGGTGTGATGTTCACCACATGGTCGCTTCTCCGTAGCGCCGACAAGAAGGGGAACACGCGCGCCATGCAGCTCGATAAATGGCTGCGCGGCGAGGATGGCGGCGACGGCGGGTACATGCTCATGGACGAGTCGCACGCGCTGAAAAACGCCGTGGTATCCAAAGGGCAGCAAGCCTCGCAGGTGGGAGAGACGGTCAAGAAGTTCCTCGACAACATGCCGGGATTGCGCACCGTCTCGCTTTCCGCGACGGCCGCAACGGACGTGATGAACCTCGGGTATCTCGACCGGCTTGGACTCTGGGGACCGGGCACGCCGTTCCCCGGCGGCTTCACGCAGTTTGCCGCAGAAATCTCCCATGGCGGCATGTCGGCCATGGAGATGATCGCCCGCGAACTCAAGGCCCAGGGTAAATACGTGTCCCGCACGTTGACGTTCAAGGGAGTGGAGTACCGCGAGATCCAGCACGTCATTACCCCGGAGCAGAAGCAGGTCTATGCAGCGGCTGCAGCGGCATGGCGCAGCATCTACGAGTCGGTGGAGAAAACTATCGCCACCACGACCAATGGCGGCGGGATGCAGAAGGGCCGCGCAATGTCGGCCTTTTTTAGCACCCAGCAACGGTTCTTCAATCTCCTGCTGACTTCGATTAAGATTCCGACCGCCGTGGCCGAAGCAGAGAAGGCGCTGGCGGGATGGACGGACGAGGATGGTACGAAGCATGAGCCGATGTCTGTGGGCATCACCCTCATCAACACCAACGAGGCGGCGCAGAACCGGGAGAAGGACCGCGTAGCGGCGGAAGATCGCGGTGAGGAACGCGAGGAGCCGGATTACGACTTTGGCCCCGGCAAGATGCTGAAAGATATGGTTGCCGAGCACTACCCGGTGCAACAGTACAAAGACGACATCGACAGCAACGGCAAGCCGATCAAGGTTCCCGTATTTGTCAAGGACAAGAATGGCAACGATACTTCGCAGCCGGTGTTGAACCCTACCGCCGTCGCAGCGCGCGAGGCACTGCTGGAGAAGCTCGACCAGTTGAAGATGCCGAGTAACCCGCTGGATGAGCTGATCGAACAGCTTGGTGGCCCCTCAAAGGTGGCCGAGTTGACCGGGCGCAAGCAGCGGTACGACCCGGCGACGAACCGGCTGGTGAATCGTGGCGGCAACGGTGTCAGCCAGGACAAGGTAAATCAGTCCGAAATGGCGAACTTCCAGAGTGGCAAGAAGCGGGTTGCGATTCTGTCCTCTGCGGCCGATACCGGCATCTCGCTTCACTCCGACAAGGGAGCCAAAAACCAGCAGCGGCGCCTATGCCTCACCCTGCAGGTTGGCTGGAGCGCGGATAAGGCCATGCAGATGAATGGCCGCTTCAATCGCTCCAACCAGGTCAACGCTCCAGAGTACGGGTTGCTCAAGACTGATCTCGGCGGCGAATCGCGTTTCATCTCGTCGATCGCAAAGCGCATGGAATCGCTGGAAGCTCTGTCCAAGGGGCAGACCAAGACGAACACCGGCACCGAGGCGATGTCGAAGGTCAACTTCGAGACGGAGCAAGGTAAGGCTGCGGCTAATTCGTTCTACCAGCAGTTGTTGCGGGGAACGGCAATACCGGAAACCAAGGGAGCCGACGGCGAGCCAATCAGCGGCTACGATGTCCTGAAGGAGCTCCGCGTTCTCAAAACCGACAAGGACGGCAACACCACGGTTCCGCTGGCGGACCGGACGAACGTCACGCGCCTGCTCAACCGCCTGCTCGCGCTCGACCCCGACCTGCAGCAGCCGGTCTACAACTATTTCTACAACATCTTTGATGCCGTGGTGAAACAGGCCATCGCAGACGGCACGCTCGATACCGGCGTCAAGAAGATTCCCGGCGACTCGTTTGCAGTCAAGGAGTTCCGCACGCTGGCGTCCGACCCCACGACCGGAGCCAAGACGTTCTACTATCCCGTCGATGCCCAGGTGCGCACCGAGCGCCGCCCTGCCGAAAGTGCAGAAAAGGAATTCAACAAGGCGAAGGCCAAGAGCGAGCATCCCCGCGTTCTGCGGAACGACAAAGGCCAGCTTGTAATGACCGCCGACGCGCACGCCATCGTTCACGCGGATGGGCACACCGAGGAAGCCGTGTGGGCTACCCGGCCCGAGGCTGGTACTTGGACGAAGCGCCCGGCCAGCGACTTCTACCGCTGGACTCCGGTGGATAAGGCAGTACAGCAGGCACTCACGGATGCGGCCAATAAACTAGAACGCGCTCAATCTGATGAGAAGTACAAGACTGAACAACTGGCCGAGGCTCAGGAGAACGAGAAGAACGGAACCTATAACTACCGCAGCCCCGCCGAGATTCAGCCTCGCGTAGACCAGGCCAAGGCGGACGTAAAGGCCGCCAAGGCAGCACTGACAGCAGCGAACGCAGCCGCCCGCAAGTCGCACCCCTTTGACCTGATCCGCGACGAGTGGCAGAAGCAGTACGAGGCCGCTCCGACCCACACCACTACGGCTCACCATCTCATCGGCGGCGCCGTCATGCGCTACTGGAACGCCATCCGTGAGGCCAGCGGCGCGCGCATGGAAGTCTATAGCACGGTAGATGAGAAGACGGGACAGAGGGTTGTCGGAATCGACATTCCTACCTCCAAAATCAAGGGATTACTCGACCGCATCTCCGGCGGAAGCAGCACCATTGATGCACGCCAGATACTTGAGGACGTGCTCAAGAACGGATCGCAGTACGAACTCGAAGGTGGAGTCAAGGTAAGCCGTGGGCGCGTGGCCGGAACCAATGTGGTGAAGTTTGTCACCGCGAACCCGGCGGTGCAGAACGACCTGAAAAGCAAGGGAGTGCTGTACGAGCGCGGTGTCCAGCCCATCTACTACCTGCCGACAGATACCTCGTTCGGCGGCGATCAGGTCAAGGCGCATGACATTCTGGAGAAGATTCTCAAGCAGTATCCCGCTAAAGTGGACACCGGCAGCGCCGACCAGACCGCGCCCGACCGCTCCGGCGAGTCCGGCTTTGCGCGCGGCTCGCTGCTGACCTCGCCCGTCACCGTCCCTATCGAACTGGCAATCCGCGCCGCCAAGGCCGTCAAGGCTGGCAACAATGCCTATGACGAGATGATGGACGGATTCATTCAGAAGGCCGGGCTGGGACGTGCGCATCATCAAGTCGAGGCCGTGGACCCACAAGCAGCCGCTGACCTGCGCGAGATCGACGCCGCGCCCCAGGCGTATCGCTTCGAGGGTGAAGCGATCGGCAAGAAGATTACCGCCGGCATGACCCGCGAGCAGGAGCGCGGATTAGTGCTGATGGCCGACGAAGCTAGCCGCGAGAACCTTGAAGCCAACCATCCCGAAGAATTTGAGCAGTTCAGCAACGACCCGCTGATACAAAAGGCGTTGGAAGCCTACGAGCCGATTCAGGACGAGATGCGCGAGGACCGGCGCGCCCACGGCGACGCCATCATCGAAGAATCATTCCTGCATCGCGTCTACCCCAAGGATATCGAGGGGATCGGTAGCCCGGACGGCAAGCGCAAGGCTCCCAAGGGTTCCGGCGGCGACGACACCGTTACGACCCAGAAGCTGAACAACAAGGGCCGCATCGCCAGCGCGGAATACTTCTACGAGCACGGTCTTCACGAATTCGGCCCGTCGTTCGTTCCCGGCTACGTTTCCACGAAGCTCAAGCTGGTCGAGGACAAGGCTGCCGCGCACGTCATGGCGAAGGCCACGCTGGTCTCACCCGGCGACGAGCACCCCGACAGCATCGTTTACGACGGCAAGGTCTTCTACAGTCCGGAGGCCGCGCGCCAGATCCGCGAGGCAGTAAAGGCCGGCACGGCTCCCGATGACCTGCCGGGCACCATTCGCGAGTACGGCGAGTTCCAGAACACCTCGCCAGAGAAGCGCGCGGCGGCAGCGGAGAGCACCCGCGACCGGCTGGCTAAGGCCGTTATTGCCGCCCACGAGCGCGCGTCGGGAACCAAGCTGACCGAGGACGACATGGACGCCCTGCTGGGCATGGCGCACGCCCGCCCCGCGCAGGAGCCAATCTACCTGGCGCCCAAGGAAGTGACCGATGCTTTCAATGGCGGGTACAAGCACGTCATCCGGCCATGGGTGAAAGCAGCCGGCGAACTGATGGAGCCGATTACCGGCATGGTGCGCGGCCAACTCATTTCGATGGGCTTCGGAGCCAGCCATATCAAGAACATCCTGCGGCGCGTGATGCTGCACCGTCCGATGGGGCAACTCGACCCACGCGCCTACGCCGATGCCTGGAATGTGCTGTTTGACAAGGAATTGAAGCGCCGCGGTATCAGCGGCGTTGACGATCCCGCGTTCAAGGCGCTTCTGCGGCATAACGGCATCTCGGTTCAAGGCATCGAGAACTTCAAAACCCTGATCGAGTCCAATACGGACGCCAATGTGGTAGAGCGCACCTGGAACCTCATCAAAGCGGCGGCTAAGGAGCAGGCCGACTACACCACCAAGACCTTCCCGCAGCGGTTGCGGCAGGCGATGAACTCCCGCGACGATCAGGGCCAGATCCGTTCTCTCCCCTTCCGTGCGGCCATGACGGCGAGCACGGCCATCGGAAGCGGCGTGCAGGCTATCGGGCTGCAGGGATTGAAGTTCATCGGCCATCACAACATCTTCAAACCCGGCGGCCCGGACAACTCCGCGCGCCTCTGGATGTACGGGATGATCCGCACCGAGCACCCCGAGGCGACCGACGACATGATCGCCAACCAGGTAAACGAGGAGCTGGGCCGGTACGCGCGTGGAAGCTGGACCGACATGCAGCACGACATGGCTCCGTTTATGACCTTCCCAGGCTGGGGCTACTCATCCGTGGCGTATGCGCTCAAGCACCCGCTCAAGGCGACCATCTGCGCGGCGCTGTTGACCCTGCTGGCGAACAAGGTGATTCATGCGCTGGGCAAGAACAAGCGGAAGGACTCGACCGACCTACAGCACGTCCACATCGGCAACTCCTCGGTTACCGACAACCTATTCCGTGAGCGGCTGGCGAATGCCGAGATGGGGACCGCCCTACGCTTCGGCGCGAGCAAGCTTCTTGGCCACAGCAACAAAAAGGCTTGGGAGGACGCGCAGATCGGAATTCCAAGCGATGCCGGCGCTTTTGTCGGCGAGGCAAACCCACTGATCAGCACCCCCGTCGAGATGTGGGCCAACAAGGACATGCAGGACGGCAAGCGGATCTTCGGCAAAGGCAAGAGCGGCGAGGGGGTGGGCACATATGCCGGGCGCAAACTGTTCCCCATCGTCTCCAGTACCGTTGGCACGTCGTCTCCCACTAACAAGCAACCGGCGTGGGCGGCGCTACTGCGCAACCTGGGAACTTCCGTGTCCAAGCAGAAGCACTGATGGCGACCCCAGCGATAGGGACAATCTCGCAGCCGGAGCCCGCGATCGTACTGCAGCCGAAGCAGGTCGAAGTGTACGACCTGATGGAGTCCGGAGCCTCAACCTGGATTGGCAACGGCGGCGGCCGTGGCGGGGCCAAGTCGGGCGGGATGCAACGGATCATGCTCACGCGCTGCATGGAAAACCCCGGCACGGTGCGCGTGATTGTCATGCGCAACTCGGATCAGGTTCGGCGCTATCACGAGGACGTGATAATGCGCCAGTTTCCCGAACTGGCCCCGTACTACAAAAAGACCGAGCGCAAACTGGTATTCCCGATGGAGAGCGGGCCGCCGTCGGAACTGATCTTCACACACGCCGAATCGCTCGACGATGTAATCAACCGGTTCCGCTCGGCAAACTTCTTCGATGTCGCGGTGGACCAGGCCGAGCAATTCACTGAGCAGGAGTTGCGCGAGATCAAGCAGGCCGTCCGCTGGCCGGGCGTCAAGATGGGAACCTGCAAGCTGTACCTAGCATTCAATATGGGCGGCGTCGGAATTGACTTCCTGCGTCGTGTTTTCCATCTGCACGAGTTCCGTGAGAATGAGCGGCGCGAGGACTTCTCTTTCGTCCACGTCCGCCCGTTTGACAACGTGGAATGGGTGCGGGTGGCGCTCGAAGAGGACGGGCTGGACGAGGAAGATTACTACGGCTGGACCGATGCGCAGCGAGCCGAGTTCTGCGCAACCCGATCCGATTACGGCAAGGCGCTGGTCTCGCAGGATGAGGCGCTGGTACAGCGCGATTTCTGGGGCTCATGGGAATCGCTGGAAGGTGCTTTCTTTGGCCGCACATACGACCGGGATAAGACGGTACTCTCTCCCGAGGTAGTTTCCAAGATCATCAAGCCGTGGTGGCAGAAGTGGTTGTCCCAGGATTGGGGGCGCGGCCACTATTGCGCAACCTACTGGCACGCCCGCGGCGAGATGTCGCCCGAGGATGTAAAGAAGCTTCTGGGCTGGGACGTGACCCGCACGCTCAAGGTGGTGTTGACCTACCGGGAATACGTGGCCGGTGGCGCGGCGGCGCAGGACGAGGGCGGAACGCGAGAGATTTCCGAGAACGACATCGCTCTGCAGATCGTGGAGCGGACGCCGGTCGAGGAGCGCGAGAAGCTGTCCGATACCGATGGCGCGTTCTACCTCTCCCCGGACGCATTCGCCCAGCGCAGCAGCAAGAACACCATCGCGCAGAGCATGGGCTCCATCCTGACCAAGAACGGGCTACCTTACCCCCAGGCTGCCGATACCGATGTGGTGGGCGGATGGAGTCTGATGTCGAACATGCTGCTGGAAACCAAGCGCGAAGGTGCTACCGGCGATAGCGTGTGGCTGATCTCGGCGAACTGTGCGGAATTGGTGTCGTCGATTCCGCTTCTCATGCGCGATCCGAAAGACTTGGACCGGGTACTGAAAACCGACAAAGGGGCGGCGCGCATCGAGATGGACACCTCGGAAGCTGCCCGCTACGGCCTCAAGTCGATGCTCTCACCCGGAAAGAAGCCGCGGGAAGAAGAGATGGAGGAGAAACTGGCGAAGATGAAGGCCAGCGGGCTCGACGAGAATTCGCTGTACATCCACCGCCAGCGTCTGCAGGCGGAGATACAGAAGGCGAACGCGCCGGCCACCATCGGGCGGCGCTTCGGAACCATTCGGCGACTCGGAAAGTAATATCTGCAGTATTTTATTCCAATTTTATTCCAGAAGGGATCTCTATGGCTCGTACCCAAGAGTGCGCAAGCGAATGTCCGCACGTCGCCAAACTTGCCGCCAATACTAAATCCACCGTTTCATGGCAGAACCTTGCCGGATGGGCCGCCGTTCTCTTAACCATGCTCGCCATGCTCTGGAACATGGGGCAGACCCTCGGGGAAATCAAAGAGAAGCAGGTTGCGACAGATTCCAAGGTGGACATGATCCTCAACGCCTTTCATCTGGTGCCATCCTCGCCTAATGCCGCGCCGACGAACGCCAGCACGAGAACGGAGCAATAAATGTCACGACTTACAGGACTCTCCCGCAACCTATCCGCATTTCTTGACATGCTGGCGCACTCCGAAGGAACCGCCGGCAAGGGCGACGACGGCTACAACGTCCTGGTTGGCGGCTCTCTGTTTCACTCCTACGCAGATCACCCCCGCGAACTGATCCAGCTCAATCCCAGCTTAGCGAGCACCGCGGCTGGGCGCTATCAGCTCCTCGAACGCTACTTCGATGCCTACAAGAAGCTGCTCAACTTGCCCGATTTCTCACCGGAGTCGCAGGACAAAATCGCTGTTCGGCAGATTATCGAGTCACACGCTCTCTCTGCGGTAGAGGCGGGAGAATTCCAGATGGCGGTAATCTCGTGCGCGCACATCTGGGCCTCGCTCCCCGGAGCCGGATACGGGCAGCGCGAGAATACGATCGCCAGCCTGCAGGCGGTCTACGTGGCGGCGGGCGGCGGGGCGAGACCGCAGAACGACGAAGAAGTGAACGAGATGCTCAAGAAGGCCAGCGGGGCGGGCGCGTGAAGGGCTGGACGTGGAAATCCTTCCTCTGGCTAGCGTTCATCGCGTGGGTGCTGGTTCCGATCCTCATTTGCGCCACGCTTACGCCGCTATGTTGGTGCGCCTGGAAGTACAGCAGTCGGGTGTCGGCTGACATTGCCGACGGCACTGACAGCGGCAAAGGTTTGATTAAGGAACTCCAGCGCGGACAGAAGCGTGATGCGCAGATCGCGGAGGATACAGGTAAAGCGGTAAAGCAGTTCACCGCCATTCTGACGGCCATCCAGACGGGCACGCTCCCCAAGATGGACGGATTGCTGGCTACAGCGAACGGTACGCTTGCGGCCACGACGACTACGATAGCCAAAACAGGAGATGCCGCCGATACGCTTAAAGGGAAGGTGCAGGAGTTGGACGTAACCGCCGACCAGAAGCACGCGATCGCCCTCATAGACCAGCTCGCCACCCTTCCGCCGGCTGTCACCGCCGCGCTGGAACCGCTTGCGCCCCTCGAAATCTCGCTCACCCGGACATCCATCGCTGCCGGAGACTTCCTCGACGCGCCGCGCATGGCAACGCTGATCACCAACCTGGGCGTTCTCTCGGCAAGCGGCGCCGGGTTTCTGAACGAAGGGACGGTCCTCGAAACCGACATCCACGGCTACATCAAGCCCTGGGACCACGTTCACCCGGGTCCGGTCAAGCACTACGCCGGAGTCGCCGGCAAGACGGCTCTCGGACTCGCGGGCGCCGGGGCGAGCGTCGGTATCGCCATCGCCAAATAATGGAGGAAATCATCATGGACCAAATTAAGGGGCTCATTGGCCCCATCGCCTTCTCTGTGCTCGCCGTGGTGTTCGGCGCGCTTTCCGTGCGTTATGGCAGCGCGTGGGCTCAAACGATCTCACAATCCAGCTTTACGGCTGCGTGCGTGGCGTTTCAGGTTCCCGCAAAGTCTTAGTTTCCCAACCAAAAGTCAACCGCCAACAATTAGTTGTCCACAACCCGCGCTTCGGCGCCAAAGGAATCCCCATGTCCGTATTTGCAACCGCTGAAACCGAAGTACTCTCGTTTCTGAAAGCCGCAGAACACGATGCCGCCTTGCTGATCGAGGGAGCCGCCAAGATCGAACCCCAGATCGCCGAAGTTGCCGGCATTGCCGCGACTGCCGCCGGATACCCCGAGGTCAACGTTGCCATCCAGAAGATCGGCAACGTGATTGTGGGAGCTGGCGCACTCATCAGCGCCGCCACCAATGGTACCGGTTCCGGAGCCGACAAACTCGCTACCGCCGCTCCCGGTGTGGAAGCTCTCATCAAGAACAGCGGATTTCTCGGCACTGCCGCCGTTGCGAACGTGAGCAAATGGGATTCGGCAATTCAGGCGATCACCAGCGGCTTTGCGGACCTTTTCGATTCCATCGTGAAGAAGGCTCCCGCTGTCCCGGCTATTCCAGTCGCCGCTCCTGCCGCGGTGGCCCCGGCTGTCCCGGTTGCCGAGCAGACCACCGAGGAGAAGGCACAGGCCGCCATCGCTGGCGCGTAGTACCGATTCGGCAGCACCAACCCGTAGAAACAGAAACGCCCATCCCTTCGCGGGGGTGGGCGCTCTTTTTGTTTGTGGCGAGAGTTATGCTGCGGGCGTCGGGGCGGGAGGCTGGAGTGTGGCATCCTCGCCGGTCATGGAGGCATTGAGCGCGTTCACGCTGGCGAGCGCGGCCTGTGCCTGGTTGGTCAGTGCGTCGAGTTGCGATTGGGTTACCGGGCCGGTCTGTGCCGAAAGCAGCGCAATCTCGGCCTGCAAGTCGGTCAGAATCTTCGCCTGAATTGTGGTGGACGTGGCGACGGAAGCGGTGAGCTGGTCAAGAGCATCCTGCAGGTTCTGTTCGGAAGACATCATCTTCTCCTGGTTGGCAAGTATTGCGTTGGCGGTTATCTGGAGCGACTTTATCGCGGCCAGCAGCTTCTTAGAGTTGTTGCCGAACATGGGCTAGTCCCCGGTAGCATAATACCTCATTACTCCCAAACCGTGCGCTCTTGCTTCTCGGGGTACTCGTTCCGGTATTGCGCCAATAGAACCTTGCGGTTGTTGTCCTCATCGAGCGGTTCTGGCGGGTCGATGATGCCGCGCTTGAGCGTGTAGCATACGTAGAACTGCATCATAGCTTCTCCTTGTCGTCAATGGCTGGCTCGTCAGCAGCATGTAACTCTGTAAAAGCCTTGTCGTACACGAATTTCGCGGCATCGAATAATGCGGTTTTGCGGTCATAACAAAAGCCAAACCGGAATGGCACGGTCGCCCGATCTCTCATGGAGCTAATCTCTCTGGCTATCTCCTGCATCACTTCAATCCGCGCTCTCTGCTCTAAACTCATGGCTTATCCTTGGTGGCTGGTGGGGTGATTCCCGAACGCTCTCTCAATTCTGATCTCCACCAGTACGCTCCTTCGCCATCTTCACGTAACCGGAAAGGTTCTCCGGTTTCAGGCGTGTACCCCAGTGCCCACAGAATAGATGCGCGCAGCCGGTCACGCTCCGCCTCGGCCAGATCAGCCCGCTCCAACACATCAAGAAAACTCGATCCGTCGAACCGAGATAATCTCGCCTTGAGCCGCTCGTTTTCAGAACGCAGGTCGGCGATGACGTGGGCGGCGTAATCGTCGGCAAGCTCAAATACAACCGACGACGACGTTGGGAGAATATACGGTGCGGGCTCTTTGAACAAGTTCTGCACCCCGGCCCCGGCTGTGTGGCTGGGATCGTCTACTGGCTTGCCGCAATCCGCGCAAACGTAACGAGCGCGGCAGTCGTGTTGCGGTGCGGGCTGGGCTGGTGCGGACCTTCTTTTGCGGCACGTATCGCACTGACATTTTTCACTTTCGTCGAATTTTATGTCGATCATATCCCTCTCCTCCCGGCCCTGTAGGGCGCTACAACTTTCCAAATCATCATACTCTCATTCTGTAAATTTATTTACAAATAAAGTGAAATTGTAAACAACAATCATGCTACGATGCTTTTGCTATGAATAAACGACCTGCCAAGAAGATGGAAGTGGTGAGCGCACGGATAACGCCAGCGGAGTACAAGGTACTCTGCCAGCTACGTCGTCAACTCAAGGATGATAACGGGTACGAACTAAACGAGAGCGATACGATAAGGGCGGCTCTCAAGGAACTCGCGGAAAAGGAAGGGGTGACGCTGTGAGCACGACACCGCAGGATACCGCACTGGTAACCATCGAGAAGTTGACCGCTGTCCAACTGTTTCAGCCGGGCGCGATTGACCCGATGCTGGACCGCATCAAAGCCGAGTCCCGTGCTCGCGCCGCATCGCTCGATATCAGCAAGTCCGACGACCGCAAGGAACTGGCATCGCTGGCGTACCAGCTTGCCCGGTCCCGCACGTTCATCGACAGCCAGCGCAAGGCACTGGTATCCGATGAGAAGAAGCGGCTGGCCGTCATCGACAAGGAAGGTTCTCGTATCTGGGACGAACTGGAGGCTTTGCAGAAAGAGGTACGCGCGCCGCTGACCGAGTGGGAGCAGGCGGAGAAGGATCGTGTCGCCGCTCTGGAAGTCCGCATTGAGTACCTGACGCTCGCCGGGAACTGCCAAGGGCTACCGACGGCATCTATCGCGGCCAAGATCGAGGAACTTGAAGCCTACGACGTGAGCGACATGGAGGAATTCACCCGCCGCGCCGCTCTCGCTAAGTCCGAATCCTTGCAAAAGTTGCGTCCGATGTTGGCCGCCGCTCAGCAGGCCGACGCCGACCGGGCCGAACTGGAACGGCACCGTAAGGAAGCAGCCGAGCGCGCGCAGAAGGAGCACGAGGCGAACATTGCGCGGCTGGCGCGGGAGGAGGCGGAAGCGGTTGCCGAACGGAAGCGTATCGCGGCCGAAGAGAAAGCCGAGCGCGATGCAGTAGCTGAGCGCGTGCGGCTGGAGAGCGAAGCTAAGCGGCGTGAGGAGGTGGAGAGGGCCGCCAAAGAAAAGGCTATCAAGGACAAGATTGAAGCCGAACAACGGGCTATTCGCGCGGAAGGTGAACGCCTGGAGGCGGTTGCCAAGGCCGAACGTGACCGGCTGGCCGCTATCGAGAAGGCCGAACAGGATCGCATCGCCGCCGAGAAGCGGGCTGAGCAGGAGAAGGCAGCGGCCGTGCAGCGTGAGCGGGAGCGCGTTGCGGCCGCGGCGGAAGCAGAACGGATATTAAACGAGAAGCGGGAAGCCAATCGCAGGATTCGCGCCCGCGTTCACAACCAGATGATTACCGCGATCATGGCCGCCGGGTTCGATGATGACACGGCGAAGAAGATCGTCGATATGATCGCAGCCGGCGAAGTGCCGCACGTAACCGTAACGTACTGAAAGGAAGCGTCATGATTAACGAAGAGCAAGAATCGTTTATGACCGCGCGGGCCGATGGTCTAGGTGGTACAGACCTTGCGGCCATCGTCGGCCTGTCACCCTGGAAGCGGCCAATCGAGATCTACGAGGGCAAGATCAACCCGGGAGGATTTCCTGAATTGGACAAGGAGTTGCTATTTTGGGGTTCGGCGCTTGAGCCGCTGATCCGCGAGCGGTACGCCATTCGCTTCGATGTGGACGTGACGGCGCCCAAGGATATTGCCGCTCTGTTTCCGCGCTCGAAGCCGTGGAAGGATCAGACCATCGTCATCGGCGAGGAACCTTGGATGCTAGGCACCCCGGACGGGCTGATGCCGCAGTTTCTTTGCGGGTGGGAGTGTAAGTGTTCCGGCCGCAAGTCGGACGAGTGGGGAACGCCTGGCACTGACCAAGTTCCTGAGCAGTATTTGATTCAGGTCATGTGGTACATGGCCGTGACCGGATACAAGGCGTGGAATATCGCCGTCCTGTTCGCCGGTAACTCGCTCCAGTCCTACCGCGTGGAGCGCGATGACGGGCTGGTGAAGGCACTCATTGAGGCTGGCCGTGCCTTCTGGAACGACCACGTTCTCACTCAGGTGCCGCCACCGATCGACGAGAGCGAAGCCTACGGCAGATACCTGGCCCGCAAGTTCTCCATCGGCAACGGCAACCTGGTGCCCTGTACGCCGGATATCAGCGAGCACGCGCTCCTGTTGAAGATGGCGCAGGCTCGCAAGAAGGAAGCGGAAGCGGCTGAGCAGATGGAAAAGAATCACCTGTTCGCGCTACTTGGCGATTCCGACGGAAGCAAGACCGAACTCGGCAAGATTGGAATTGTCCGCTCAACGCCTTCCGTCACTACCGACTACAAAACGGCGTTTGCCGAACTGTCCGCCTTCGTCAAGGGGCGCGCACAGGATGCCAATGAGGTAATTCAACGCATCATTGAAACCTGTTCCAAGCCGACCGAACGCTCCGCATATTGCCGGGCGTGGTTTGCCAAGGAGAGATAGCAATGTCAACGTCCGAGACAGCAATTCTGAAACCGCAGTCCACCGCCATCGTGCAGCAGACGGAAACCAGCAGCATGGTTCTCGCCGCGCAAGCAAAGGCGCTCATTGAAGCGCGCTACATCGTGGCGCTGCAGCATCCCCGCGACCTCGATGTGGTGCGTGAGAAGTTGATGAAGGAGTGCAAGCGTCCGCATTTCGCGGAAGTCGCCCGCTACCGGAAGCCGGTGGGTAAGGGCATCGAAGGTCCGAGCATTCGGTTTGCGGAGGCCGCGATTCGTTGCATGACCAACGTCGCCGTGGAAACGATCACGGTATTTGATGACCGCGAGCGCCGCATCGTCCGGGTCTCGGTTACCGACATTGAGAGCAACGTGCCGTATTCGCAAGACGTTACCATTCAGAAGACCATCGAGCGCAGCAGCTATAAGGATGGCGACGTGGTTCTCCGTCAGCGCCTCAACTCCTACGGGAAGCCGGTCTACCTCCTCGAAGGCACCGATGATGACATTCTCAACAAACAAAATGCGCTCATCTCGAAGGCCGTCCGCACCCTCGGGCTGCGGCTGGTTCCCGGCGATCTGGTGGATGAGGCGATGGATGAGATCATCGCCACGCAGAAGCGGAAGGACGCAGAAGACCCGGACGCGGCCAAGCGGAAGATTCTCGACGCCTTCGGAGCGATGGGCGTCACCGTCGCACAGATCAAGGACTATCTGAAACACGATATCGAAATCCTCGAACCCAAGGAACTGCTCGACCTGCGCGCACTGTACGCGGCGCTCAAGGATGGCGAGACGACCTGGCGCGAGATCATGGATGAGCGGAAACCGGCCGAGGATACCAAGAAGCCGGAAGAGAAGCAGGCGGCCGCAGGAGGGACGCGCGCCGAGACCGTACTCAACAAGGTGAAGGGTGCCAAGATCACTAAGGAACAGGTCACCCGCTGGCATACTTTCTGCGGGAAGCAGAACATGACCGACGACGACAAGCACCGCACTCTGGCTCACTTTGGCTACGAATCGTCGAACGATATCACCGTGGCCGACTACGACAAGGTAATCGCGTGCGTGGAGTCGGGAGCGTGGGCAGACAATCTAGACTCTGAACCGTCAGCATAGGCGGCCAGTGTGCGCAGATGGGGGAGGCTTGGACGGCTCCCCCGATTTAACCGGGGAGGAATTCAACATGAAAGCACTCACACTAACGCAGCCGTGGGCAACTTTGGTGGAGTTGAAAGCGAAGCGTATCGAAACGCGGTCATGGGCTACGCGATATACGGGGCCACTTGCTATCCATGCGGCCAAAGGTTTCCCCGGTTACGCCAAGGAATTTAGCCAAGAGCCTCCTGTGAGCGTGTTGCTCGGCCCTGACTACGAGTACCCGCGGGGCCAAGTGTTGTGCATTGTGAAACTCATGGGTTGTCGTAGAACGGAAGATGTGCGAGGGAAACTAACTGCACAAGAGCTCGCGTTTGGGGACTACTCCGATGGCCGCTTCGCGTGGTTTCTGGAGTTTGTCGAAGTGGTCAAAGACCGCCCATCGGTCACCGGGCACCTTGGTTTGTGGAATTGGATTCTGGAGTAACAATGCCTCACTCATGGCGGGACACGGCGCGGCCGATCATTGCGAAGGTACTGCAGGATTGCCGGGACACGGGTGCAACGGAGAAGCAGATCCGCGCTGCACTGTTCGCGGCTTACCCGTTCGGTGAGCGGCGTTACTTTCCCTATAAAGTTTGGTGTGACGAGGTACGAGCACAGCGCGGGCTCAAAGCGAAGGCCAACGCAGCAAAGTCCGAGAAGAACGGACAGCAGCGGTTGGCCGAATGGCAAGAACTTTACGGACGAAAGGAAGCATGATGATTGAACTCAGCAAAGAGCAGATCGAGGCAGCGATTAAGACAGGAGCGCGTAGACTTCCGCACCGCAAGCAGTACGGTGAATTGTCTGCAACTGAACGTACACGCCTGTGTGGCGACGTGATTGCAATTGCTCCCTACCTGCAAGCCAAGTGGGAGATGCCAACCGAAGAGGAAGTAGAATCACTGTTTAGGTTGCTCGATATTCCGTCTATTAGTGGAAGACGCGAATATGCCCACCGCTTGATACGGGCGTTCATCGAGCGCCGCAACGCCGCCCTGCTCCCCGCGCCAGTCGATCCCCGGCGGGAGAAGTTGGACGAGGCTGGATATGACCGCAAAGAAATCAATGCCATCCTTGCCGCGCTGGACGGAGACGCCGATGCAAACCGATAAGGAATTCCTGACGCACCACCTCGGAACTTGCCGCGACTACTCAGTGACCCGCGAATACCTTCTGGCGCTGCTGGCGGCCCATCGGCGCGAGGTTGCTGGAGACATCTACAAGCGGCTGGAGGCGGGCGAGCAATTGGTGCAGATCAAGCACCTGATTGGCTACCGGCAGGCGAAGGATGCCGTATACGAGAAGATTAAGGAGACGGCGGCATGAGTGCTTTTCTGTCGCAAAAGGCGGTCGAGTACGTCGAGTTCGCGCTTCTGGTCAAAGTTCCGTTTGCCGACGCGCTGAATCTGGTCGAACGGAAGTACATCGAGGCCGCCTTGCGCGTGAATGGCGGGAACATCAGCCAGACGGCGGTGTACCTGGACATCCACCGGAACTCGTTGGCGCGGAAGATGAAACTGTTGGGGGTGTCCAATGCCGGTAAGTGAGCGGTTTCCTAATCCACCGATCCGAATGTCCGATCCGCTGTACCAGTGCGCGACCTGCGGGGCGCTGGTGTGCGGTACCGGGATGGACTTGCACCACTCCTGGCACATCAAGGCGGCGCAGGCTGGGGCGGCGCTGAGCGCGCTGGTACAGGCGACGAATGACCGTTGACCGGGCGCGGGTCGGGTAGTATGGTGGAGGTGTCGAGTCGCCAGGCCGACGCCGGGCTTCTGCGCTGATCCCGCAGACGATGATAAGTGGGGAGGGGTGTTCGCAAGCATCCCTCTCCTGCCTTACTTGCGAAAGGATGGGAATGAGCCGCTACCGTAAGGTTGAAGTTGGAACATGGACAGACGACAAGTTTGTGGCGCTCTCGCCGATGCCACCAAGCGGTCAAGGACTTTGGCTCTATCTGCTCACCGGTCCACATACATCCGTCATCCCTGGACTATGCCGCGTCGGCCGAGGATCACTTGCCGAATCTCTCGGGTGGACACAGGAAGCCTTCGATAAAGCCTTTGGCGAAGCCTTCGGAAAAGGCATGGTTGAAGCCGACTGGAAAGCCTGTGTGTTATGGCTTCCGAACGCTTTACGACACAACCCACCAGCATCTCCGAATGTAGTTAGAGCATGGGTGACTGAACTTCAATTCATTCCTCCATGTGAATTAAAAGACCGAGCGATATCCTATATCGAAGAGTTCCTTATGCAGTTAGGTCAACACTTTGCGGACGCTTTTCGCCTTAATTCCGTAAAGCCTTCCGTAAAGCCTTCCGTAAAGCCTTCCGTAAAGCCTTCCGTAAAGCCTTCCGTAAAGCCTTCGCCTAATCAGGAATCAGGAATCAGGAATCAGGAAAGAGAAGGGAACCTCCTGATTGGAGATTTCAACCCCGCCGAAGCCAGCCGTAAAGTGCAGGAAGAACTCGGACTCTCTGGCCAGCGAATGTGGGTGCTGGCGACCGAGTGCGTCGAGAAACTGGTGGGTGCCGAGAAGATCTCGGCGACGACAGCGGCCGAAGAGATCGTGAGACGGTGGCAAGCCTACGAGTCAACTCCGCTCAATGGCGGATCATTTAAGCAGGGTAAAAAGGGCTGGCTGGAATCGGGCGGGTACCTGAAAACCTGCGGAGCCAACGGTAAAACCACACCGCGCGCAGAGAACCCAGGCGAAGTGACCCGCCGCATACTCCGGGGTGAAGCATGAGCGCCCACGCCGAAGCATTCAGCGCGACGATGCCGGCAGCTCACGAGGCTGAACGTTCGCTTCTCGGGAAGGTGTTGCTTGATGGAGAGGTATGGGGTCAGATATCGGCAGTGCTCACCGCTGAGGATTTTGACGACGGCCGCAACGCGCGCATCTTCTGCGCGATGGCCGACGTGATTGCGGCGGGGCAGAAGATCGACCAGGCGACGGTGATGGAATGGATGTCGCGGCATAAGACTCTGGAGGCTTCCGGCGGGGCGGCCTACCTCTGGGATATGGCCGACCGGCTGAATACGATCTACCCGCCAAAACATTACATGGCGATTGTGAAGGACCGCGCCAAAGTACGAGCGGCGATTCGTCTCGCCGAGCGTGCGCAACTGGCCGGGATGGAATCCAGTATCACTGGCGACGAGTTGATTTCCAAGATCATTCAGGATGCGGTTGCCGTCGAAGCTCAGACCGCCGAGAAGGAAACAACCATCGCCGATGACGTGATGACTACTCTGCACGAGATGAACGTCGAGGCGGAATCAAAGCGCGAGTTACTTGGGCTCACCCTCTGTATTCCAGACCTTGACAGTTCGATTATGGGACTCAGGCGACACGAGATCATGGTCATCGGCGCCATGCCTGAGCGTGGTAAGACAGCCTATGCGATGCAGATATGCCGCGAGAACGCGAAGCGCGGCGACCGTGTAGATTTCTTCTCGCTGGAGATGGGTAAGAGCGAACTGATGCGCCGCAACTTGGCGAGCGTGTCGGGCGTCCATCCGATGAAACTCAGAGATCCGCGTTACCGCACACCAGAGGATAAGCTAGCCATCGAAGAGGCTGGAGCACTTATCTCGCAATGGCCGATGCAGATTCACAAGCCGAAAGGACTCACCCCGGCCAAACTCTACTCAAAGATGCGACTGATGGTGGAGCGGCACAAACGGCAACTTATGGCAGACGAGCGGGAGCACTTGATCGTGGTCGATCACCTGAAGGCATTTTCGTTCTGTTGTCCAGGTGGAGATGAACGGCACCGCATGAACTTCGCCATAGAGACGTTGCGCAGGTTTGCCGACGAGGAGCCTGTGGCGATGATCGTCCTGCACCATTTCGCACGGCCTCAAGGTGGCGACATCAACAAGATGCCGACCATGATTAGTTTCAAGGAATCCGGCGACGTGGAAGCGGCGGCGAATGTGGCTCTCGGGCTACACCGAGAGGAAGGATCGGACGGAGCTTTTACCGGGAATGACAACATCCTCGTGATGAAAATGCGCGCAGGAGAGAAGGGCCCGATAGCGGCCATGTTCGATAAGAAGCGGTTAGAGTACGTGCCGGATTACCGGCCAAGGGGGTAACCGAGATGGACAACAAAGAGTTACGCCGTCGAATCATCGCCATCATGGACGAAATAACCGCGCGCTGTCAGGCTCCGGACGCCGACGTTGACACGATTCTGCAGGACGCGCAACTGGCGCTGGCCGAACTCCGGGCGGAATGGATGAGGGCGAGATGAGTAACGATCAAATGTCGATAGAACTTGAGGACGAGGTTGTTACCGGAAAAGACCGCCCGAGGATACAAAAGTCCTCTGAAGTGGTAGAGGCTCTGCGTGTCCATTATGGTGACAAAGCCGTGTACGCTTTTTTTACGGAAGTTGGCAACTCAACCGGATTCAAATGCAATCGTCACGCCGATGTACTCGTGATGTCGCTCTGGCCGTCGCGTGGCTTGGAGGTTATTGGCTTCGAGGTTAAAGTCTCACGGTCGGATTGGAAACGCGAACTTGAGCACCCAGAGAAGGCCGACGTAATCGCACAGTATTGCGACCGCTGGTTTCTCGCTGTCGGGGACGAGAACATCGTGCAACCCGGAGAACTCCCGGCAACGTGGGGGCTGTATGTGCCAGCAAAACGCGGCGGACTACGGTGCAAGGTGCCCGCGAAGACCAACGAGTTTCTAAAGCCACTGGATCGCTCATTCACCGCCGCCGTACTGCGCAGCGCCCAAGCGCAGATTACGGGAGAGGCTCAACTTACCGTTGCGCGTGATGCTGGATATCAGCAAGGCATGATGGATGGAAAGAAAAATGCCGAGAATGAGCACAAGTATTCACTGGAGAGATCCAAGGAACTCGCCACGGCCGTAGCGGAGTTTGAGAAAGCAAGCGGCGTGAATATCAACAAATGGAACGGCGAGAAGATCGGCGATGCTGTTCGCTTGGTGATGAATGGCGCGGCGACTCGCCAACTCGATTCGCTCGCTAGGTTGAAAGAGACGGCGGAGCAGATAGCGTTAAATATTGGCGCCGAACTGGAGAAGGTCAAAGGCAATTCCACGCAACTCTAACCGGCAGTCAAGGAGATCATCATGCGAGCAACAGAAATCAAGCTGTGCCTGTTCACTACGTACACCGTTGACGAGTTTGAGGCGAAGGCCCAGGAACTCAGCGACGCCACCACGAAGTACACCGAGGTTGAGGACCGTAAGGCGACGACGGCCAAGGCGTTCAAAGAGGAACTCGACCGCATCGACTTCGAGAAGTCCACCCTGGCCGGGCAGGTCAAGCGCAAGGGCGAGAACCGGATGATCGACTGCACGGTCAGCCTCCACGAGCCGAGCGTGGGATTCAAGTCGATCTACCGGATGGACACAGGCGAGTTTGTGAAGACCGAGCAGATGACTCGCGACGAGATGCAGGCCAATCTCTTCCCTGACCCAGCGCCGGAAGCCAGCGCAGCCGGGGCACCGTCGAACGCTGTGCAGCCGGAAGCCTCTGGAACGATGGAATCCTCCACTGAGCCCACAGCGGACGCTCAGGGAGCCTCTGAGGACGAAACCGAGGAAACCGAGTTGCCCCAGCCGCTTGAGGCCCCCAAGCTGGAAGACGCCGAAGCAGCGCAGGCCATCGACGAGGCCGTAGCTGACGCCGTAGCCAAGGACGAAGACCCGCGCGCGCAAGGGGTGCGGAAGACGTTCGGGCGGAAGACGAATGCACCTGCGGGACAGATCCAGTGATCATTTGGCGCCGCATCCTCGCCTTCTTCGGCATCCAGCGCAAGCCCAAGCGTCGGGTTTGCGTTCGGTGCTCGGAGAGAATCCGCCGGGCCGAGCGATGGACCGGGAAGCCGGATGGGAAGCCGCGGCATTTGAACTGCGGGAGTGCCGAGGTTCTGCCGATCATCGCCGCTTGCGAGGCGGGAGAAATGGAGGTAGGTCCGTGAGCGGGAGAGCAATGCGCAAAGTGATGCCAAAGCAGTTTGAGTGTGCGGCGCAGGAAGCCGGCAGGCGGGCGGCCCACGAGTCGTTCAAGGTGTACGGACACGCGGTACTGGTCGCCGTGGCGTGGTGCTTCATCAACGAGTCGCTCCAGGCTGCCGACCCGGAGCTGTACGATGCGCTGCCGCGGGAGATGCCGGATGCGTTCTATCACGAGTATTGCCGGGTAGCCGCGGAACTATCCAAGGCGGCCGCATGAGGGCGGGTATTCAAAATCCGAACGCGAAATTCTGGTTCTGGCATCCACAGGATCATCACTGGTACGACGTTCTTCCGGCTGGTGGGGCATCAATCAAGGAATGGGTAAGCCTGATGCGGTCTTGCGGATATTGCATATGCAAAGTTCGGAGGGCCGCATGAGGGATATGTTCAGAATCGAGCCGAAGAAGACGATTGATATCGCCCGAGAGTGGCTGATAGTCAAAGGACCAGCAATCGTTATGAACCCGAGGGATGAGATGTTGTCGGAGTTTGCCGACCTACTGACGAAGCAAGTCCAGTTCGAGCGTGACACGTTTAAAAAGCTGGCCGAGGACGCGATAGCCTGCCACCTCCCGCAGCCGATTCTTATACCGGCAGAGACGCTTAATCTCGGGCAGGCTATGCGCGCGCTGGCTATCGTGGAGAAGATGGCGGCTGCTCCGTCACCGATAGACGATTGCGGATATTGCCTGTGGTGCAACGGTTGTGGCTCCAAGGCCGAGGAACACGATTCTGACTGCACCTACCGGCTCGCGGTGGAGTTGATTGCAGAGCGCAAGGTGACGGCATGAACGCGGGCACGGCGGCAGCGGTGCAAGAGGTGTGCTTTGTGATTCCACTCACGCCGCCCAGCGTCAATCACTACAAGACGCGGACCAGGCGCGGGGTAACGTTCGTCTCTGATGAGGCCAAAGCGTACAAGGCGGCCGTGGCTATGTTCGCTCGTCGCCAGTCTATGTGCGCTGGTTTGACGACCACGCAACTCGGCAAGTTGCACTATGAGCTTGAGGTGACGGTCTACTTCGGCAAGGGGCAAAAGGGCGACGGTGACAACCTCTGGAAGTGCGTCGGGGATGGGCTGAAAGAGGCTGGCGTGATCCACAGCGATGCGGCGGTGAGCGATTGGATCATGCGGGTACGGCGCGACTGGTTGAATCCGAGGACAGAGATCGCGGTGAGAGCGGCGGTGCCGGAATGAAACACATCGGTTGTTTTTCGGGCGGCAAGGATTCAACAGCTCTCATGCTCTGGATGAGGGAGAACATCGGCGTGCCTGGTGTGGACTGGACTCCAGTTTTTTGCGATACAAAATGGGAGCACCCGATCACTTACGCCTACATCGAGGAAATCAATCATTCCATCCTCTGTGGCTCGTTGGTGACGGTGACCAGCGACAAGTACGAAGGTTTTGAGGACATGAGCGTCAAGCGTAAACGTGTCCCTTCCGCTCGCGCTCGGTTCTGCACTCAGGAGTTGAAGAGTTTCCCGCTCCATCGCTACTTTGAATCACTCGACGATGGCGACATCCGCAGTTATCAAGGAATCCGCGCCGATGAATCCGCCAGCCGAGCCAAAATGAATGAACGGCAGTGGGTTGACGATGGGGGCGGGTACTGGATCGAACGGCCATTACTGCGCTGGACGGCGGAGCAGTGCTTTGAGATTGCCAAGAAGCATGGAGTGGCACCGAACCCGCTCTACCTCATGGGGTGCGGTCGTGTCGGGTGCTTTCCGTGCATCATGGTAAACATGCGGGAACTTCGGGCGATCCGCAGCTATCCCGATGCATGGAACTTTCTCAAGAAGCGGATTCTTGACTTGGAATCAAAAGTTGGCAGATCCTTTTGGAGCCCCGACGATTGCCCTGCGCGATTCCACACGGGGAAAGATGAGGCGAGCGGGGCGACTTTCCCTTGGGCCAATGATATTTTCCGCTACATCGAGAGCGTGGATGAAGATCAGTTGCCCATGTTCCCGGCCCGTAGCTGCATGAGCGTCTACAACCTATGCGAATAACTCTGTGCTATTATTCTCAGCGAAGTACCAAGGGAGAATGAAAATGGTTAAGACCGCACAGGCATCCACGCATCTCGGCTTCGCTTCGATGAGGCAAGACATCGAGCGCCGCATCCGTCTGTACAACGAATCGCAAACTCTGTTCGGCTCCGGCGTCGGGCTGATGACGCTGACGATCAACGACGGCATGGCATCGGTTCCGGCCCGCACCGGCAAGCGTCGCGCCAGCCGCACCGCCAAGCCTGCCGCACTGCCGGCCGCCGGTACGCAGACGCAGGCCGTTGCGCAAAAGCCGAAGCGCAAGGCGTCGAACAAACTCAAGATTGCCGCGAAGAACCGTTGGGCTCAGATCAACGCCATCCGGCAGGCGAACCCGATATTCACGCTCGCCCAGGCCCAGTCGCAGTACAAGGCCATGGGGCAGAAAGCAGCGTAAACGAGATACCCCACAGAAGGGGCTGGAGGAGTCAAACGCTGGAGCGGTGTGGCGGGTTCCAATCTGATTGGCGAACCTGATTGGCAAGCTGGAAGATCAGACGAAGGCGCGAGACGAGTTCCGAAAGCCCCGCATACGACGCAGCAAGGGGAAGGCTCTCAGAAATGGGAGCCTTCTTTCTGCGCAAAAATCTGGCTCCCCGAAGGAAGCCAAGGTGTTCAGGAGCTGGGCACAGCGCCGTCTATGCGGCCTTGAATGGTCAAACTGCAACAAGCGGCGGCATCGGGATCTGGGCCTTGACCGGACGCCACAGGTGTAGGCAGAAGTTGTGAGTGTTAACGTACTGCGATTTCGGCGGATGAAGTTGCATCACCGTATCCTCATCGTCCCAGAACAAGCCTTTGACAAAGCACATTTCCGGCCAGTTCGGGCAACGGTTTGGGAGTGACACCGAGACATGCTCCCACGGAATATTCTCGTCGGCGTAACCCGGCGAAGCGATGATGCGGAGATCGCGCCCGCAAGGCCCGGGCACGATGAACGCGCCGAAGTCGTTGCCGGTGCGAGATGCATACTCACCGCTACGGATGCGCCACTGTTCGAGTTCAGATGGAAATCTCACGCGGCCTTGTCCTCGACTAGCCGCATTTCCCGCCAGTCATAGATGTATTCCTTGCCGCAGTCCAAGCAGCAGCAGGTGGTTTTGCCGTCCCGCGTCTGCGGGAATGTGCGGTGCTCGTGGCGGCAACGGAAGAAGAACGTCAGGATCTTATTCATCGTCGCGCCCCCTGTCCGGATCGGGTTCGTCGCACACGTCGTCAGCCTCGAACTCATCGACAACCAGCGTCAGGTGAATCTTGCCGTCCACGAGCTCCAGTTTCTTCGCGGCCCACGTCTCGACGCGAATCTTCGGCGTGGTGTCCGTCTCCAGCGCACCCCAAAACTCCTCTTGAATGGCGTAGATTAGGTTCGCAGCCGTCAGTTCGACGGTCACGGAGCCATCCACGCAGGAGATGAACTTCGATGATGGAAGGGCCGAACCTGCACCACAACGCGCAAGACCAGGATCGTCCCACATCTCGACCTGTGGCTCCAGGTCGTCGGCAATGACGGCCATCGAATCGGGCGATGTTCTCGTTTGGTCGGTCACAGTCCCTCCGGTGGCCGCACGAGGCCCGCGAGTTGCTCGAACAGTTCGGAGCGCGGCTGCGAACCGACGCCGACACAACCCCACTTTTCAGGCGCACACCCAGTGCGTTCGAGGGCGTTTCGGATGTCCGCTTTGATGGATAAACCTTCAGGGGTGACAGCGCGGTAATCGAGTGCCCGGATAAGTCCACCGTGCGCCTCACGGAGCAACCCCTGTAAGCGATCTAGCTCCACTTCGACATCAATCATCGCGTCCGGGTGATGTCCATATTTGCCAACACCCCCTTCGCAGACCAGCCGCTCGCACAGGTCGTCGATTGCGGACGGCACGAGCGGTTCAACGTCGGTGAACTGCTCCATATCGAACAGCGCGCCGGGTGAGATGGTTATGCCCGCGCTGGTGATGATCCGCTGAAACACGCGGAGCGCGGCCAAGGTTGTTGCGAGTTCTCGTTCGGATAGGTTCACGGCATTGCCTCCTCTTTCAGTTTGGGAGTTATATAGATGACTCGCTTTTCTGAGATTTTGCCTCGCGTTTATCGCGGCGAACACGACGCTTGGCAGCCTTGGTTTTCGGCTTCGGCTTATAGGCCAACACCACGTCTGCAATGCGATCTAGTTCAGGAGGAACGGAGGGTTGATCGGAGGCCGCAAGTTCCTCGTCTAACTCCTTTGCGCACTCAGGACAGTTCATCGCGTCAATTCCCCTACCTCCGTGGTCTCGACAAGTTAGCTGTCTCTTTTTCATGCGGTCAACTCCTTGTAAGTAATGTGTTTGCCAACCGATCCACGGCCAGCCTTGAGCTTTTTGGACTCGTGTTTATTGGCTTCTTTTCCGCCAATGAAACACTCGTCAAGTTCCACGATCCCGCGCAGTTTGTCGATACTATCGGGCGCGGAGCACGCTTCGCGGAGGCGTTGAAGCATGAACCATGCGGATTTCTGAGTTACCCCAATTTCCTTGCCAAGTTGCAGAGAGGAAATCCCCTTGCGAGCAGTGACGAGCAGATACATCGCATAAAGCCACTTGTGCAGCGGGATGTGCGACCGCTCGAAAATGGTACCAGTCCGAATCGTAAAATCTAGGGTGCAGGCATTGCAGCGATAGAACCCAACCTTGGGTTGTTTCCCAACCCGCTCAGTAGCTTTGCACTGTGGGCAGATAACGCCGTTTTCCCAGAGCCGCGATTCGAGGTACAGGCGGGCGGATTCGGCATCGGGAAACATCTGAAAAAGAGTAATAAGGCTAATCGTGCTCTTGCTCATATTGGCTCCGAAAAGATGAGGGGTTCCGTACCCTCCCCGGCTACCACGCCGGACGCACTGCGCACAGCGGATACCGCGCAGCAGAGGCTATTTCATATACTGCCGATACCACGTCCGGCAGTCGCGCTCAAACGTCGCAGGAGTAGAGGATACAGTGTTGCCCGTAAACCCGCCGCCGTAGCAAATCTGCGGAGCCAACGTGCCCGTTTTTCCATCTTCTTCGAGTCGGACGTATTTCGAGTCATGCGGGCGACCGCTGCGAAAATCGGCGTTGAAAGTGAACACTTGATTGAGTTTACGGCTGCGAATCGTGAAGTAGGTCATTTTATTCTCCGTGCCGCTGGTAGCGGCTGACTGTCACTATAGTAGATAACTCGCTGTACTTTGTCAAGAACTATTTAGCGGCTAATTGACACCCTTTCGGTTAACTGCGGTTACCTCTCCCCCATACATGGCAGCGATTCCAACCAGTCGAGCAGAGCGCATCCCCACCGCTCCAGCGTAGGAATGTCCGGCAGCAGGTGCACAAGCAGGAAACAGGACGAGGCGGCGGCGGTGATACAGGCGAGATTGCGCGCGGCGGCGATCATCCGGTAACCTGCTTTGCGAACGCCACATCCACGAGGTTGTTGAGCGTCTTCCGTTGAGCGGCCATGGCAGCGGCCCAGGCAGCGGCATCGGCAGCGGCCCAGGCAGCGGCATCGGCAGCGGCATCGGCAGCGGCATCGGCAGCGTCCCTGGCAGCGGCCCTGGCAGCGGCCCAGGCAGCGGCATCGGCAGCGGCCCAGGCAGCGGCATCGGCAGCGGCATCGGCAGCGGCCCAGGCAGCGTCCCAGGCAGCGGCATCGGCAGCGGCCCAGGCAGCGGCATCGGCAGCGTCCCTGGCAGCGGCCCTGGCAGCGTCCCTTAATGAGTTATCTCCTGTGGCGAGGTATTGCCTGACGACCTCGGGAGCATCCCAAAGATGGATCACGGATAGGGCGCACTTGCGGGCGTGCTCCCAAAGCAAATCCTTGGCGTCGATGGTCGCAACGATCTTGCGGCGGCGAGCTGCGAACTTGTCGATGGGCGAGCCGTGGGATACAACCTCGCCATCCAACTCGACGCGGTGAAGCAGTGATCCCGGCGCATATTGCAGGGCGTCGTAAGCATCTGGAGATGCGTGCAGGCCGCCGAATCCGTTACGGATGTCGGTCTTGCTTGGGCAGGCCTTGATTTTGATGTTCGCTGGCAGTTCGAGCCACTCGCCAATCTTCGGAAGCGGTGAACCATCACGGAGAGCAGCGCCGGAAAAGTGGTAGAAGATCGTGGGCGTTCTCATCCGGCAACCTGCTTGTAGAGTGCGAATCCGATGCTTACGATGATGAAACTGGCTCCCGCGGCGAGAAGTGCAGTAGAGACGGCGTTCGAGTTCCCCCTGTCCAGCGAGCGCGAGGGGTAGAGTTCAATGAGCTTCGGATTCGGCATAGAGTCCTTTCAGTGGCACCACGAGGGTAAACATCGGTTTGGGGAACTCGACGTGCTGCTGGCGGTCGCGCTCATCGAACCAGGCGAAGTATTCGGCGATGCGACGGTCGTCCACCTCGTCGGCTAAACGGCGATGGTCGTTCACTTTTGCCCATTTCTGGCAGCGCGCTTGGCGGCGTAGGCGGTGACGCTGGCGGTGTCGATCTGCCAGTTGCCGTCAACGTCCTTGTTGCCCGCGAGCTTCTCTGTGCGGAGAAGCAGGGAGATGTATGTGGGATCGGAGCCGAGTATCTTGCTCGCCTCCAGTGTGGTCATAGTGGTCGATTTCGGCGTCATTGGTTCCTCGTGCCGGATGCGCCCCGGCCAGCGGTTATGCGTTGGACAGCTTGCGCTCGGCGGCCCGCTCCTGCATCACCCGGCACGTTCCGTGGGCGCATACTTCTGGCCCGGCGGTGCAGAGTCGGCAGAGGATAGGCGCGCCGGTCGTTTCTTCCGCTTCAACTTTCGCGATTGGTACGTTCTGGTGAGTCATGTGTTCCTCTCGTGTTCGCTACGGGCAATCTCTTTTTTGACAGTTTTACGGTATCCATCAAGCACGCGGATAGTTGCATCCCTCACTGCTCGCCCAAACCCCAAGGTATCTGCGAATGATCCGATTTCAACATTATCGTCGAACCACTCTTCGGCATACGGGAGTGCGATAACTGTTGGGTGACAGGTGGTGCAGTGACACGGTTCGTCCGATCCTCCCCCGCAACAAGTATTTGCGTCGGCTGCATTGCACTGATCGCGCGGCGGAAGTGGGCAACCGCTCTTAGCTGGATCAAAAGATTTCGTCACAATGTATCTCCTTCTCGGATAACGTGATATAGAGTCACGTTGCGCATAGAGACAGTGGCGGGCCACGCGACTACAGCAACAACCCGCACGGCGCGGCAAGGATCATATGCCGGGAAGGTAACGATAGCTTCAGGCTCAGGAGCTAAAACATTGCGCTTGAGGTTAAGCTTTTTGTAGGCTGCCCGTTTGTAATCGTTCATCTCATCCTCCAGCCCGGAAGTACAGGCACGGCTACTGTATCATGCCTGAAAGCATTGTCAATGAAAATGATACACGCAATGAAAAGGTATCAACCGTGATCGCACAAGCAAGATTGTTTGTCTCTCGATAAGGTCTTTAGCTTATAGCTATTATTCCTTTCGCCAATTAGTGTGATTAATCATCCTCCCCTAGGTCATGTGCGGAGATGTGTGCGCAACCTCGCCTCATCTCCGCTTGGATGTCCCACCGTTGTCCAGCCAAGGCCCTGCCCGCGGCTCAGTCCAACAGCGGCGCTGCCAAGTTTGTAATCATCCCCTACGAGCGAGCACGATGCGGTTTCCGATCTACCAGCACGATGCAACTCCCGGTGTAACGGCCCCTCTCCTCAGAAAACCCTACGAATACTGCAACCAGCAAGTGCTGGCCGGTACGCACGCCTGGTTGCCCGAGAAGAAGGCGGGCATCATCGCATTGCCGCCGCCGAAGGAACTGGATGACTCGCTGCTGACAAGCTTCGAGGACAACGGGGCGCTGGATGAGTCTGACTCGATTCATAACGCTACCGGCGCGGCAGACGAGAAGCGCGTGGCACTGCGGCCGGAGGGGAAGTTGACCAAGATGGAGTCCCAGGCGATGGCAAAGGTGCGCTCATACGGCGTGGACGTCAACCCGGCGACAGGGCTCAAGGGGCCACGGCAGCCATCCTGGGCGGATCGAGTGCGGTACGCCACCCGCGAGGAACTGGCCGCGTTGCAGGAGAAGTTCACCCCGAGCCTGATCCGGGCACTGGAGCGCCCATGACCCCGACCGCGGCCGCCCAACCATCCGCCCTATGCGCCTGCTGCGAGAGTGATAGCCGGCATACCCCGGCAACCCTGCTGCTGGACGACGCGCCCTACTGCCTGCGCTGCGCCAATACGCTGAACTTCAGCTCGGCGGAGATTACCATCGGCGCCAGAGCTTTCCTCTGTCCGCCCGAACGGAAGCTCGAAGCGCGCCAAGAGGAGATGCGCGAGCGCCAGCAACCGAAACCGAAGGATGAGGTAAAAACAAAATCCGCGTGGTGCGGAAAGTGCCACAAGATCAAAATCAAGGACATGAGCCGAACTGGGAAGTGCTCGCCTTGCCAGATGGGCCTGAAACCGGATCACCCAAAGCGCCTGGAGATGGAAGCGCGTGACGCAGGTTTGCCGTGCACCCACGAGCCAAAGGTGGAGGACGTGATCTACAACCTCCCGCCAGTACCAGCCGACGCAAGGGATGCACAGATTCCACAGGAAACCCACAGCGCGGGAACAGAAGTCCAGACGAATCAGCCCGAAGAAGAGACGGCGTATGAGCCACGAGTAAGCCTCTCGGTGACGAATTACCAGATTGACCGTATGTTTGCAGGCCTACCTCTATCCGCCAAGGCGCAGTTGGTGCAGAAATGGCTGGATATGCAGGACGGAGCATGAAGCAGGGGCCGCCAAGACAGAATCCAGCGCCGGTGGACATTCGCTGTCACGCGTGCGACAGGACCTACCCCACCGGGCCCGCCTACCTGCACCACCTGCAAGATTGCCCCAAGAGGCTGCCAGAATGAACGCGATCGCCACGGCCGCGCAACATCGCCGACAGGAAACGGAAATTGTGAACCTCATGGAAGCCGCCAAGGCCGCGCCGGCCGCAATCACCTCGAAGCCTGAGCCACCGCAGACCGTCTGGATCGTCTCCGGCTTCGTGTGCGCGCGCCCGAAGGGGCTGCTCGTGCGCCGGGGGTGCAACCGTGGCTGACGGATGGGACGGCTGGACCGCACAGCAAATTGAGATTGCCCAGCGCCTGGATGCCAAACAGATCATCGTCCTGCGCCAGTGGATGCGGGACCACCCGAACCCGGCGCCGCTGGTTGACGAGGCCGCCGAAGCAGCAACGTGCGGCTCGTAGCGATACTTGTGAGCCGTGAGCAGCTCGATAAGCTTGCCACGCTGGATCAGCGGAAACAAGACTCCGAAGTCGCCCGGATGACCGGCGGGGAACCGATGGTGTGGCGCGGCAAGGGCGGCCGGATGTGGTTGGTACCAGGCAGAAAGCCAGAGGCACCCGATGCAGCAGCCAAAACCGTTTGACGACGCGGACCTGTACGATTGCGCGCACCTTGCAGCCGAAGCCGCACTGTATGAGTTGCGACAGCGGCAGATGGCAGCCATCGAAGCCAGCCGCAAGTGCAAGGGTGACGGGCACCAGCACGCCGACAATCAGGAGCACAAGTCCTGCGACGCCTGCTTCCATATCTGCGACTCCAAGTCCTGTCGAGACTGCACCAGCCCGCACCGTGGGACTTGCGGCGGCTGCATCCACGGGAAAAGCTGACGTCATGGCTGCCGAGTGGGACGACCTGGAGGTCAAGCGGCCCGAGTTGTGGTGTGCGCGTATGGCCGACGAGCGGTTCGTGGAGCTTCTGACTCCCGGCGATATCTGCCACGCGCACGGCATGGGTGTGTGGATTGACGATCTCCATGAGGTGCCGAGCGAATGAAGCCGCGTAAGCGCATCCCCGCGAAGCGCGCCAAGCCGCGCACCCATAAGACCATCATCCGGCTGACTGGGCAGGCGCTCGATGACCTCCGCCGGGAAGTATGGAACCGGGACAGGCGGCGATGTGTGGACTGCAACCGGGCGCTGCTACTGCACGCAGAGGATGAGTGGTCCCGCATGGAGCTTTCGCACCTCAAGAGTCGCGGCGCCTGTGGCGATGACACCACAGAAAATTGTGTAACTCGTTGCAAAGTATGCCATTCTGCAAGTCACAACGCAGGAGGCAAGCCATGCCCGACGAAGACGCCAACGCGCATCCTCCCCAGCCTGCAGTACCGGCAACCCTGACACCAGCACAGCGCCGCTGGATCAATTGGCGATTGAAGCACGGTCCAGCGATGGAGCGGCAAGAGCGCGGCGAGTACCTGATGAAACTGGTGGATAGGATCACGAATGGCAGAGGGACTCAGTAAAAAACAAGAAACCTTCATCGCTGAGTATCTGACCGACCTGAACGCGACAAGGGCTTATATCGCAGCAGGTTACAGCCAGAACGGGGCAGCGCAGTCCGCGAGCAAGCTGCTGACGAATGCTAAGATTTCAGCCGAAATCAGCAGGAAGCAAGGAAAAAGGCTGGAGAAGTTAGAGATTACGGCTGATCGGGTACTGAGCGAGATCGCCAAGCTGGCCTATTACGACCCGAGGAACTTCCTTGAGTCGGACGGCTCGATGAAGCAGATCAAGGACATCGACGACGTGACGGCGATGGCGATTGCGGGCCTGGAAGTGTGCGAGTTGTTCGAGGGTACTGGCGACCAGAAGCACGCCTACGGCCTACTGAAGAAGATCAAGCTGGCCGACAAGGGGCAGAACCTGGAGCGCCTCGGCCGCCACCTCAAACTGTTCACGGACAAGAAGGAATTGACCGGCGCGAACGGCGGGCCCATCTGCTTCACCCTGCGCAAGATTGAGGGAAAGTCAAAATGACGCGAGACGAAGAGATTGCAAAATTAACGGCGCAGTTGGCGGATGAGCGATTTGTGGAGTGCGCGCCGCAGGCCGCGAAAGATCGCGTGGCTGCTCGGCTAGGGAAACTACTACAGGCTGTGGCCGTCAACACTGGCGCGACGACTCCCGATCCAAACTATGTGCCAGACAAGCACCTCGGCGGCACTCGCTGGGCGAAGGACTACATCACCGAGTACGGCAATGGCCGAATCGTGGTGGTGTACCCGATCAACGGGAAAAATGAGGAAATTGGGGACCAGCCATCCATGAAGCGCGCAATTGAGGTGGTCATGTTGCTTGAATTTCTCGATCCGCTGGAGTGGATGCGAGAGGGCACCAACCGCGCGTATCTTAGCTCGCTGGACGGTCGGCTGTAGCGATTTTGACGCGCTGGCGGGCGATATGAGCGCCTGCTGACAGGCCGGCAAGGGTATTGCACGGTAGTAATCCTCACGATTCATAGCTTTTTGCACACGGAGACTTGAAGACCATGGAAGCACCCGAAACCAATACCGTCCTCGGCATCGCCAAGCGCCTCAACAAAGATCTCGAAGACCTGCCCATCGCATCTCACGCGGCGGTTATCAACATCCTGACCACGCTGCTGCAGCACCGGGCAGACTGTGAGCAGAGCCGGGCGCGCGAGGAGCAAAGGAAGGCCCAGATCGCCGCGCAGTTCTCGCCAGGACCGGGACTGGGGATGCAGCGGTGACACGCTACGCTCGCTGGCTGATCGCTGTCCTGCTCACGCTCGGTGGCCAGGCGGCCTATGCTGAATCTTGCGTCACGGCGTCCCAGGTCACGGTTGTCGGCACCCTGCGGTCGGCCAACGGGCTTCCCGCGGCCAACGACATCATCACGCTCGCCCCTTCTAACACCGGCTACATCGCTGGCTGCGGCGTCAACATTCCCGCTGCGGTGACCTGCGCAACCTCGGCAGACGGCTCCGTGGTGGAGCTGGCGGACCCGCTGACCACGACCACGGCGACTGCGCAGTATGGCTCCGGCTCGCTCCCGGCTGGCACCTATTACGTGCAATTTGCGTTCTACTCCTCCGACTCGACGTACACGCTGCCATCCCCCGAGCAGGTGGTTCAGCTCACGATGGCGGGCACGCTCAACGTCAATACGCCAGCCTCCGGGCTGCAGGGCGGCGCGACCGGCATGGCCGTCTATATCGGAGCCACCTCGGGCGCAGAGACGCTCCAGGGCACCACGACGGGCGATGCCACCTACTCGCAGACTTCGGTTCTGGTCACTGGTGTAGCGGTTCCGACTGCCAACACCACCGTTTGCGCGGTCACTGCCAATGATGCGATGTGGCCCGTAGGCACTGGTTACGTGGTCAGCCTCACCGACTCAGCGGGCAACGCCGTTCCTAAGTTTCAGCAGCAATGGCAGCTCATGGGAGCGGGATCGACGGTCAACCTGTCCGCCGGTGTGCCCTGGTATCACGGCGTCGTCTACTACCCGTCGCCCATCCTCCCCAGCCCCACCAACCACGGCCAGCAGGGCATCACTGGCTCACTCTCGCTCAATGGCTACAATCTCCTGAGTGTGGGGCGCGCAGGCATTGGCACGGCGGTTCCGGCCTACCCACTCGATGTGCGCGGCGACATGAATCTCACCGGCCTGTTCCGGCTCTCGGGCAATGCGGGCAGCCTGAGCCAGTGCCTACTCTCTACCGGGCCCACCACGCCGCCAGTTTGGGGCTCCTGTCTCGGCGGATCTGCCTTCTACCAGACCGTGCAAGCCAACGGCACCGCGCGCCAGCAGCGCCCCATCCTCGATTTCACATCAGCCTTCGCCGTATCGGACGACTCTGGGGGCACTCGCACAGTTGCGGATCTAGCGCAGCAGGGCGGCGTGACCTCGGGCCTGTGCCCCAGCGCGATCAACTCTCAGGGCATCGTCACAGCGACCTCGGCCTGTCCGGTGGATTTGTATGCGACGGCTGGTTGCTCCGGAAGCGGTCTATCGTGTTCAGCGACGATCACTTGGCCTGGTACGTTCATCGACTCCTCATATTTCGTTGATTGCGGACTCACCGGCAGTTCGCAATATGTCGGCTACTGGGTTGTAAATACCAAAACGACCACGACAGCGACTATTGGAGTAGTTTTTACAGCCTCGATTGCCGGAGTAGCCACCTTCGATTGTCACGGGCACCACAATTAAGTCATCCGCACCACCCCAAGGAGATTCACATGAAAAGCCTTCTCAGAACTCTGAGCGTAGTCCTGCTGCTCGTCGCAGGGTGCTTCGCTCAGTCCAACAAATCCTGGTACTTCGCCTACGACTACGGTACGTGGGCAATCCCCAGCCAGTTTTCCAACACCTACATCGTGCAGGGCGCGAATGTCTGCCTGCAGTCCAACGGCACCAGCCTGTTTTTTCCGTTCAACACCAACGCTCCAGTCTTGATTTCGGACGTCACGGCGTCTCTGTCTGAGGTCGTCACCGCGTCCACCGTGACCAACACCTCTGGCCGCTGCGGTATCACCGCGACCACCGTCAACAGTCACAACGGTTTCTATCTCAAGTCCGGTACCGCAGGTCTCCAGGAAGCGATCAACGCACTCGGCACCGGCTCGGCTTATCCCCAAGTCGTCTATCTCGATACGCGCTGGTATCAGAATGCCAAAGCCGTTCCCGGCACCACCCCGGCCGCCATCATTGCCGCGGCGGCAGGCAACGCGACTACTGCCCTGCTGGACCTGACCGTCCTTCCCCCGCAGAGCTACAAGTGGAACACCACGGCCAGCAAGTATCTGCCGATTGGCGCTTTGCTGGTCGGCGCCGCTCCGACTGGTACCTGCAATTCCGGCTCGACTGCCTCGCGCACCGATGCGACGGGCGGCTTCTACGTTTGCATCAACCAGGCGTGGCTCACTGTCACCATCCCGTAAAGGACTCTCCTGATGACGCTGCGATTTGTTCGACTGACAACTGTGCTCCTGGGGGTTCTGCTGAGCGTGAGCGTGACTACTCATGCTCAGCAGGCCAGTTTCAATGGGTTCCTCTACGCCTCGCAGTTTGCTCAATGGTCAATGACCTCGGGCGCTGATGGTGGGTTCTCGTGGGCTGGACCTTGCGTGGTGACGACCGGTGGAGTGCAGATCCATCCATTTATTGTAGGCACACCAGTTTCAATTCGGGATTCCAACCCAGCGCAGAATGAGACGGTGATTCCAGCTACCGTGCGCTCGACCAACATCGGATGCGCCGTTTCATTCAGTCCGGCACCGACATATACCCATTTTTCGTATCAGATTGTCTCGGCCACGGCTGGATTACAGGAGAGCATCAACTACGCAGAACGGTATTCGGCTGTGTCGAGCACGCCTACCTCGGTGATTATCCTGAGCCCTGAGTGGACAACCGAAGGCGGCACCACGGGAATGATCACATCGGCCAGCGGCACTACGGCCATCTCGATCCTCGATCAGCGCACGGCCGCCTGCCAGTATTACACCTGGAACGGCAGCGCCTACGTCGCGCAGAGCTGCGGCGGCGGAGGAACGCCCGGAACCCCATTGAACTCCGTACAGTACAACTGCTCAGGAGAGTTCTGCGGTAATGGACAGTTTATAGTTGACCAAACAGGCGCTTATCTTCCCGAGGCATTTGTCGTCGCTATCGGAACTGACGTTGGCGATTATGGGGATGCAGGTCTTTTCATCGCAGGAAATTCGACTGCTAGCGATAATGTGTCTATATCTGGTGGATTGCTAAGCCCGACCAGGGGAGACAGCGGTTCCACGATAGAGGCGTATTCGTATAACTCAAACTTTCCTGGCAACGTCGAGGCTGCGACCATCACGGCAGAAGATTTCGCTGGGTACTCTGCTACTGGTCTAGATGTGACTGTTCGTTCTGCCGCGCCTTCCTCCCCGGAGAGTAACTCCTTGACTGCCTACCTAGCGACCTTCGCCCCAGAGCAAGGGCTTGCCGGGTCACTTTCTGGATTTGAGTGTCAAGGAACTCCAGCGGGGGTAGATGCTGGAACGGATGCCTGCTTCTACGCGCAGGACATTACGGATGGTGGCGCTTATCCAAATGCATTTTCGATCTTTACCAACGGTGGCCGTGAGGTATTCTCCGGCGACTTCGTTCTACAGCCGCACGAGTCACAGGCAACCTGCGGAGCGCCGAACCAAGGGAGATTCCATTACATAGACGGTTCAGGCGCCAGTGCGGATACGTTTGAAGCCTGCATGAATATCGGCAGTTCTACCTATGCTTGGGTACCGTTCTCCGGCGGCGGCGGCGGCGGCGGAACACCCGGCGTCCCGCTCTACTCGGTGCAAACCAATTACCCGCTGGGCACATTCAACGGGGCGGCTGATTTACTGGATGAGACTCCCATCCTCGGCCCGCTGATCTTTACCGGCGACGGCTTGGACTTTGAAACCGCCGACACGGGCACGGCTACCATCCCGGAATACAATTTCACTGTGATTGAAAACGGCGTCAGCGCCGACGGCTGCCCGGCCTGCTTGACCTTACAAGCCGCAGACAATATTCAGGACGGCGGCAGTATGTACGTGAGCACCTACGGTCAAACCGGCGGCGGCAGCTTCCAGCTAACTTCCGCGAGCCCTTCGGCTGCGGACGAGGCCCCAGCCGGCGGACCTGGAATGATCTATCTGCGATCTCAAACCAACGCCCAGGGCGATGGCTTTGCGGCCGCGCAAATTGACTTTGACGCGGAAACCTTCGATACCTCCGTAGGGAGTCAGGCAGGCCTGGCAAACATTCTGCTGACCACCTGCGAAAACGGTAACCCGGTAGGCACCCTGAGCTGCGATATCAGCCTGACCGCCAACCCGTTAGGAGTGGGCGACGGCTACAGTGGCCTGGTTCAACTCACCGGCACCGAAACTTATATTAAGCAAAGCGCATTCCTTCCGGCAGGCATTACCAGCTCCACCGCGCTCGAGGTGGCGGGCGGCTACTCGCTTCCCCCCGGCGGAATCGGCGAAGGCCAGGCCGCCAGCGTCGTGGTGGATTACGGCGCCAGCGCCTTCGTCGGGTATGCCTATGGCTTGGTCATCGACACCCCGGAGGAGGGCACCGCAGGCTTTACCGATAACACAGAAGCCTCCCTGGTCATCAAAGACCCCACCGCCGACGGAGACGCCTACGCCGATGCCATGTACATCCTCGGCGGCCGATCTTACTACATCGGGAACGCAGGAATTCTCGTAGAAGATTCGGCCGCAACCATCCAGGGTGCCGGGATTGTAGTAAACCCGTACACCACAGACGGCGCGGCCATCCTGTACGGCGAGACTTATGTCCAACCCCAAGCCGCCACTCCAGACGGAGTGGCGCTGTACGCCGAAGCCTACGGCTCCGAGTTTGCCGCCCTGTTTCAAGGGCCGGTAGAGGTAGAGGGAGGCGGCTTGACCATTCAAGGGCAGGCGTTTGCCTCTCTCCCGGTCAGCCCATCCTTCGGGGAAACCCATTCCACGCTTGCAAACACCAACATTATCGGCGCAACCATTACCGCGGCCGGCAGCTACCAGGTGCAGGCATTCTGGAACGGAGCCAACTGGGTAGTGGCGGCGGGCGGAGTGGCGGCGGGCGTCAGCCTGGCGGCCACCACGCCGAGTATTGGCGGCGGCCTCTTGGCTGCAGGATGTACGAACCAGGCGGCGGTGACGGTGCCTGGCGCCCTGACCACCATGACGTGTGCCATGACCGGCACGGCGGGCAACCCCGCCAACCTGCAGCCGCAATGTAGCGTCAGCGCTGCCGATACGGTCATTCCCCAACTCTGCACGGCCTTCGGAATCACCCCGGCCGCGCAAACCTACAATATTCGAGTATTTTAAAGCCATCACCAAGCGCTGCTGCGCCAAGGAGAAACACCCCATGAAAACCGCTCTCGGAATCGTCCTGCTCACCCTCGCCATCGCGGCTACAGGCTTCGCCCAAACTCCGTCCGCTGCCCCAGCCGCTTCACCGGCCGCGGTTCCGGTCACCGCCGCCGAATCCGCCTCCATCACCGCGGCCAGCACCGCCTACGCCGCCGCGCAGGCCGCCGAAGCCGCCCCGGTCAAGGCCCTGTTGGCCTCGCCTGAGCAGCAAGCCCTGCACGCCGCCACCGTAACCGCGCTGAACCAGTTGAAAGGCACGCTCGATAGCTCCGCCGCGTCCCACGCTATCGACCAGAACCAGTACGGATACTCGGCTTCCGGCGGCTGGATCAAGGGGCAAAACCACGGACAACAGGGCAGGGTCGGCCAGTAAAATGAAACGCTGGACACGGGCCGCCCAACTCGCGGGGTCGATGCTGCTGGCATCCTGCCTATGGGCACAGATGCCGGCAGCCATTCCCGACGCCTCCGGCAACTGGCAGATCGAGCCCTTTACCGATAGCGGCGGCGCGGTCAACGATTCCCTGGCCACCATCGTATTGCCGGCAGGCGTCACCATGGCGGCCATGCAGATCGAGACGCAATCGCCGTGGCAGGGCTGCAACTCGCCCGCCACGGTTATTCTGAAAGACCCCGGCGGTAACGTGCTCGACACGGTGGATACCTCGCAGGCGTATGAAGCGAGCGTAGCAAGCAACGGCTTCGCCTGGATGCAGGGCGTCGTCAAGCCTCTGGCCACGCCGGTAGCGGGAACGGTTTTGCTGTGGTTCAGTTCTCCGGCGGGCTGTGCGGCGTGGGCCACCGGGATCGCGGTCACGCTGCTGCAGGTGGCGCCGTGACTCGCTACGATGTTTGGCCGAAGATGATGCGCTACTGCTATCTGAAAGCCCGCAGCACTGGGAAGGTGTGGGTGGGGGAGAGTGGCATCATCGCGATTCTGGACTGCGAAAAGGCGTTGCAACAGCTAACACCCAAGGAGCAGGAAGAAATCATGCAAAGTTGCCTGCACGAGAAAAACTCCCACCGCAAACTGCGCCGCAGCTACGACAATCTAGCCGCCGCCATGACCCTGCCCGCGCTGCTGCTGTTTGTTTTGCTCACCGCGCCCGTGCTGGCGGCGAACCGCTACGTTTTCCCCGCTGCGGGAGCGCAGACCTGCAATGGCTCAGGCGTGACGGCCATCACTCCGGCAACATTCAACTCGACCACATTTGCGCCCGGAGACACCACCTACATCGGCGGGTCATTCAGTCTCGCGGCTGGCGCTTCCCTGCTGTCCTTCGCGCAGTCCGGAACTAGCGGCAACCCGATCACCCTGCGGGCCTGCACGGAGGGTTTCACGATCACCAGTCCATACGCCAGCGGCACGCATGGAGCGATCTATCTCGGAAGCGGGTTGAGCTACATCGTCGTGGACGGGCTAGGCGTGGGCGTGGGCACCATCCAGAACTCAGGCAACGGCAGCGGGCTCTCCACCGAGCAACAGAGTTATGGTGTCGAAGGCGACAACTGTACCCACTGTACGGTAGAAAACCTGACGATCAAGAACATCTACATCAACGCCGGATCGAGCAGCGGGGCGACCGACATCAATGGAGCGAACACCGCCTGCATTGCATTCTTCGGGGCCGCGACGGGTTCGGTGGTGACAGGTAACACGGTCTCGCAGTGCAAGACCGGCGTCTTGTTCTCCGCCGACACCAATCAGGACGCCTCGGCCATCGCTGTCAGCTACAACAACATCAGCGATATCGACTGGGGGATTGCCGCGGGTGGGAGCTCTAACGATACCATTTCCGGGGCACAGTTCTTCAATAATACGATCACCAACTGGACGAACTGGCAATTCCCAACGGGCACGCTGCACCAGGACGGGATCGTCGTCTTCAACTTCGGTGCCAGCAGCCCAACCGTCACCGTCTCAATGTACAACAATTACATCTACGGCGATCTAGGCGTCGGCTCGCCCACGGCTTTCCTTTACTGCGCACAAAACGCCACTTGCGACATGTACAACAACCTGCTGGTGAATACCGGCAGTCCGCTGCCGGGAGTGTTCTGGGTGGGTACGGGCAACTCCTGCTCGACCATCTATAACAATACGATCATCGGGAAATCCAATGACTCGGCCATCACTCTCGGCACCGGGGCGATTACCTCGGGTGCCTGCCAGCCCAAGATTCAGAACAACATCATCGAGGGCGTCAAGTACGGCCTGCACGACTACGGCACGCTGCTATCGGACGTATCCACCTCAGGAGTGAATAACAACGTGTGGGCGAGTTCCCCGCAGATGGCTAGCGGAGACGGAACGGCGTTCTATAACTACTCGACGTGGACGGGAACGTACGGCTATGATGCGGCGTCGAGCACGGTTGACCCGGCGCTGAGCGGCGCATACCAGATACAGACCACCGGAAGCAGCGCCTATAACCTGGGGGCCAACCTGAACGGACTGTGCAGCGGCCTGACCGCTGGGCTGTGCAGCGACAAAAACAGCGTAGCGCGCACCTCCCGGTGGGACGCGGGAGCCTATCAGTACGTGACACCAAGCGGCGCACCCTTGCCGCCAACAGGATTGATCGCAATTGTGAACTAAGTCGTAAACATATCGGAAAGATATTCCGCCCTCTCAGGAGGGTTTTTTGTTGGGAGAAATATGGCCTCAAGAACTCGAATTCTGAATGTACCGGCCGGAGCAGGCGGACTTACAATCCTCGCAACCTGGCCTACTCGCCGCTATACCATCACCGAGTCCACCGTCCTCGCCAACGGAACGGCGAACGTACCGGGGGGATTGTTGTCGGTAACCGATCAGACGCCGCTCAACAGTGGAAACCCGGCTGGCCCAGCGGTTCCCCTGCTGGTCAACGCCACGATTGCGGTCCCGCCCGACGACGATACGAGTTTTCATGCCGGGCAGGGCAATGTCATCGCGAATGGTCCGAGCGTGCAGGTCGGTGTCGGCGCCGTTGCTGCGCTTCCGCTTTGTAAGGTCGTATCGTCCGGCGCTGCAAGTGCGGTCATTGTGACGGAGATCGCATAGCGATGCGCTTCCCTTGGGTGTCCCGCGGAAGATATGACGACATGGCGGCGCGCGTCGAGGAGCTGAAGAACGCCAACGCGCTCCTTCTCGACCGTCTCTTGACCTCGCATGGCGCACAGCCGCTGCGCGTTAAGCCGTTGACCGCCGCAGAGATGGTTGACACATCCAAACCATCCGCACAGCCGCCCATGAAGTCCCGCCGTACCCCCAGCGACATTGCCGCGCTGTGTACTGCCGATATGGCAAAACGAGCGCGCGCCGTCCAAGTATCCGGCCAGATCGCGCCTCCGCCCGAAATGAGAGAAGCCAACAATGTCTAGCCCCACGATTCCAACCCCGGCCATGCCGAACCAGCCAGTGTCTTCGGCTCCTGCGATGGATGACTCTACGCTCGACAGTTCACTCGATCATCCTCAGACGGTGCCAGCGGAGCAGCAGGCGGCCGATGCCGGATGGAGCGACGACGATAAGGCGCAGATCGTCAACCTGTTTACCACCTACCGAGCAGGCTGGGCGCAGGACCGGATGCTACGTTTTCCCAACTGGCTCAAGAATGTCCAGATGTACAAGGGCATCCAGATTCTAGGCTGGGATGCGGGCTCGAATACCTACGTGGACGCGCTGGCATGGTATCGGCAGAACCCGAGCGATGACGGCGCCGATGACGTTGACCTGGAAAAGTTCATCAACAACATCACGCAGATGTTCGGCACTGGCTTCGTTGCGGCACTCTCGCGCGGAGTTCCGCCGACGCTGGTACGGCCCGAGAACGCCGAGAACCTCGCCGACACGACCACGGCCAAGGCTTCGCAGGAAGCCATCGGAATTATTGAGCGCCTGAACCGTATCCGCTCGATGGTGCGCCACGAAGACCTGTTGCTGTACCTCTACGGCGTCTATTTCAAGCACACCCGCTTCGTAATCGACGGCAACTGGGCCGGATTCAAGAACGTCACCACGCTGGAAGACCAAGAAATTCAGATTCCAGACCACTTCCACTGCTCGGAGTGCGGAGCCGATACCTCGACCACGGATGCCGACCTTGATAGCCCCGCATGTGGCAAATGCGGTGCGCAGTTCGGCTCCGAGGACTACTACGAGGGCGGCACCGACATTCAATCTGTGCCCGTGACCGCGAAACAGCCCCTTGGGATGCCGAAGTGGAGCGTCTACGGTCCTATGCAGGTCGATTGCGACCCGAAGGCCCAGACCCTGGCCGATACACCCATCCTCGTCAAAGAGATGGAAGTGGACGTGGGCGCGCTGCGCATGACGTTCCCCACGGAGATCGCCAAGATTACCGAGGGCGCCGAGTCCTCGACCAACCGCAATGCCAGCTATGAGCGGCTGGTCCGGACGATGGTGAGCTCCAAGGTTGGCAACACGACCACCGATATCGCCTCGCAGAACCCGACCTACTCGGAAGGCTGGGCGCAACCGTTCGCCTACTACCGTCTCCAGGGCGACCCGAAAGACCCGAATTCGCTCCTCGCGCGCCTTTTGAAAGCCTACCCCGAGGGGTTCAAGGTTTCGATGGTCGGCCCCGCCGTTCTGCAGATCAAGGCCGCGGTACTGACGAAGGAATGGTCCTGCTGCCTGCTGCACGAGGGCGTAGGCATGTACCCGCCGGCCATCGCCGATAACGTGGTGCCGTTTAATATTCGATTCAACGATGCGAGCAACATCATCGACGACCACATGCAGCGCAACGCCGCGGGCATGGTGCTGGTAGATGGCCGCCGCCTCGATATGCGAGAACTGAGCGGCAAGCGGATGCTGCCTGGCGTCTGGAACACGGTGCCGAGCAAGAGTGAGCAGGGCGATATGCCGCTGCAGAGCGCGATCTACCAGCACCAGTCGCCGCTCGACCCGGCCATTTATCAGTACCTTCCGAGCCTAATGCAGTTTGCCCAGAGCATCTGCGGCATCACCCCGGAAGTGTTCGGCACTGGCACGACCAAGGGTGTCGAAACGGCCGGAGGCCAGAAGCAGCAACTCGACCAGGCCAACGCCAAGCTCGGCATCTACTGGGAGAATCTGAAGGAGGAGCACGCCGCCGCCAGTCAGAACGCTATCGAGTGCCTACAGGCCAACATGAAACTCGCGGGCGATATGTGGAGCGTGATTCAGGAGAACGGAAGCGAGTTCCGCAACAACTACGTTCGCATGGAGGACATGACGGGCCGGATTCGCGTCTACCCGGATATTGATCAGGGACTGCCGCAATCGCCGGAAGCCGTGCGCGAGTTCTGGCAAAACATGATCGACAAGATGGGCGAGAACCAGCTCTACGCCGAGTTCATGCAGGTGCCGATCAACCAGGAGATGGCGATCACCGTCCTGGGCGTACAGGGCGCAGTCATGCCCGGCGGCGCGCAGCGGTCGGCCACCTTGCAGGACATTGCACGGCTGCTCAAGGAACCCGGCATCCCGCAGATGGGCGTCGATCCGCAGACTGGTCAGCCCGGCGTGGCCGGCATGATGCCGCCCGTGGTGCCATCGCGGTTCACGAACTATGTGGTCGCCAAGGATACCGTCAACCTGTTCGCGCAGGAAAATTGCGATCTGGCCGCGAGTAATCCCGCTGGCTGGACGAATCTCGGACTCTATTACGACCAACTCGAGCAGGACGAGATGGAGAAGGCTGCCAAGGACGCTGGCCGCAAGATGAAGGTGCAGCAAGCAGGAGCGCCGCCTGCAGATCCGGCGATGCAGCAGGCTCAGGCGAAGATATTGCAGGATGCCGCAGAAGCCGCACAGGCTCTCACCCTAATCTCGACCATGCCACCCCTCCCGAAAGGGGCGGGAACGGCAAACGTGTCTGCTGGTAAGATCATCATGGACGCAGCCGTAAAGACCGCCACGGCGGGAAAATAACTTCGGAGGAACAAAATGCATAAATTTGGAGATACCTGCCGCTACATCCGTAACGGCGAAGAGATGAACGCGATCGTGCTCGGAGCCCGCGAGATTGAAGGCGTCGAGCACCTGACCGTCTGCTACCCCAACAAGGACATTGCGGGGCAGATGCTGACCGCAGGCAACGTCGCCAAGGCTACGCTGGTGGACTTCGACGTGAAGCCGATGGAAAAGGGAGCGAATCGGGGCTGGCGTACCGATGTTGTGATAGAGGTCATACGGAAAGCCACTCCAGAAGAGATGGCACAGTTCAATATGGATGCCGATCCAGGTGTGGCGCTTCCGGGAACAAAAACCAACGAGAACCAGGCCATCCACGAGACCAAGCAGTACGCCGACGGCAATTCGGTAACCGGCACCGGACCTGCACCGACTGCCAAGGATTATGCGGAAATTCCCGGCTTAAAAGAAGCCGAAGAATCTTTCATCGAGAACATGAAAGCCGACGAGCAGAAGGCCAAGGAAGCCACGGCGGCCGCAGCGGAGCCCGAGGCTGAAGCCACCGAGAAGCCGACCGTCCAGTAACCCAGCGCCAGATTTATAACTTCGGAAGGTCGCCTTAACCGGCGGCCTTTTCTATTGCCCAAAGGAAACCATGAGCACAAATTCTGTAGTCCCCAGCGCCGCCGCCGCGCCACCCGTAGCCGCGCCCGCTGCCGCGCCAGCACCCGTCAGCACCCCGGCAGTCCCCGCAGCTGCACCTTCGGCCCCTGCTGCCACGCCTGCCGCTGCCCCTTCGACCAGCGTCAGCCAGCCGCCCGACCCCAAGAACTTCACTGGCGACCAGTTCGCCGAGTATCGCGCCGCCAAGGCCAAGTACGCAGCCGAGCATCCCGATGGTGAAGAGGCGGCCAAGCCTGCAGACGCCGTTGCCGCGCCCGGAGATGCCGTAGCTGATCCCGCCAAGGTCGAGGAACCGGCCAAGGCCGATGCTGCCGCGCCTGACTTTGAAGCTGGAGGCGATCCCCTCGAAGAGCATACTTCCATCACCCCGCAAGCCCTGAGCGAGATGCTGGGCACCAACAAGGCACTGCAGGACGCGCTGGCCGCCGATCCCAAGGCCAAGGGCGCGCTGTTCAAAATGGCGCGCGAGAATGCCGAGCTGAAAGAGTTTGCCGACATCTTCCCAGACGCCGACTCCGGACGCTTTGCCGCCAAAACTGCCAACGAGTACGTTGCGCTGCGCACCAAGTTCGAGACCGCGCAGACGCCGGCGGACATGAATGGTGCGTTCGAGTCGTTCGTCGATCAGTTCAAGATCGTGGACGCAGACGGCAAGCCAGTGCTCGAAAACGGTGTCCCGAAGCTGGCGGCCGACTATTACGCCTTCGCCGACACATTCAAGGGCCGGCTGTTCGATGGTGCCATGGCCGAGATTGCCGAACGCCTGGCCGCCAACCAGTACGCCACCCCGGAAGCCCGCGAAGCTGATGAGAACCGCAAGCTGGCCTACGAGTTCTTGAAGCAGGACACCGGAGAGATCCAGACCGGACCAGACCTGAGCGCCCTGCCGCCCGAAGTCCGCGCGCAGATCGAAAAGCGAGAAGCCGACCTCAAGGCGCGCGAGGAAGCATTGAACGGCAAACAGACCGGACAGAGCGCCCAAGAGCAAGCCGCCGCGAAGGCCGCGCACTACCAGGCGTTCAACAAGGAAATCGGGGGGCGCATCAAAGGCGTATTCGATTCCACGCTGAAACCTCTGCGCGAGGCTGGCGTTCATATCCCGTCGTACCTGCTGGACTCCCCGGACGGCAAGACGGCGCCGCAATTTGTGACGCGCGTGGTCACTCAGTTTAAGGAGATCACCGGCAAGGACGCCAAGATTCTGCGGGATCGCGTGTCCCTCGAACAGCTCCCGCCGACGCCGGAGAACCTCAAGCGTCGCGTGGACTACGAGGACAAACTGTACCAGGCCATGCTGCCCAAGCTCATTAAGGGCGAACTGCGCACGGTCAGCGCCAAACTGAAAGCCGACCTCGAAGTGCAGAACAAGAAGCCCGACACCGCCAACGTCTCCACGGAACCGCGCGCCAACGGATCTTCGCCGACGCCGACGAGCTGGACGCTGGAGACCTCCGTCACCGAGGCCCGCCGTCTGGTGGACGCCGAACTGGCGGCCAAAGGTGAATTTCTCGACACCGCAGAAAAGAACCTGCGGGTAATGACACGCGCACGTCAGCTTCGCCAGCGGTAATTGTCTCGACAACTCCACACTCCCAGCCGGGTAATCGCTGACCCCGGCCAGCGTTAGGACAAGGTGTGCAGGCAGATCGAGCGATCACCACACGTAGCAACTATAGGCCGCCCGCTTGAGCGGGTGAGACAACAGGAGATTCGCAACTGGTCCCCGATGGGACCGAGGAATTTTCACCATGCCAGTTAATTTTGGAAGTGCAGCGCAGAACGAATCGCTGATGCTCGAAACCATCAACCGCGAGATTGACCTTCTGGAAAACGTGGAAACCGGCCTCGACAAGCGGTTTTCGCAGATGGGCAAGGAAGACGAGTCCTCGCTCCTCACCTACCGTATGCCACTGCAGACGGAAATGGGCGGCTCGTTCGGCGCCTTCAACTCCGACGGCGGCGCGTACTCGGCCGGCCTGGGAGCCAGCTACGACCAGGGCCGCATGACCCCCGTCGAACTGATCGTGGGAACCAGCTTCACCGACCTCGCCAAGCGCATCGGCGAATCCGGCGCAAGCGTTTCCATCGTCAACCCGGTGGACCGCGCCATCAACGACATGCAGAAGAAGATGGCGAAGAAGCGCAACATGCTTCTGCAGGGCTCCAACACCGGCCAGATCGCAACGGTCAATGCGGCCTACGCGGGCGGCGGCGCGAACCCGGTTACCCTGGCGACCAGCTCCTTTGGCGCCCGGCTGATCGACGCGCACGACACCATTCAGGTCATGGACACGAACTACAACCTGCGCGGCTCGGCCTTCGTCCAGGACAAGCTCTCCGTGTCCGCGGGCGCGACCGACACCATCACCCTCGATGCAGTCCCGGCCGGAACCGTGGCGGGCGACGGTATCTTCGTCAACGGCGTGGCCGCCGGCACTCCGCTGTTCTTCCAGGGACTGCAGTACATCATCAATCCCTCGGCGACCGGCGAACTGTACGGCATGAACCGCGCCCTGAGCTATACCCAGAGCCCGGCATTCAACGCCAACGGCGCCCCGCTGACCCTGGGCTCCGTGCAATCGTTCTTGGTGCGTATGCAGCAGGCGCGCGGCGTGGAAACCTTCACGTCCGAGGCGGCCAAGAACTTCTGGTACACCCATCCCGCGCAGTGGTATGCATGGGAAGCCAACGGCTTCGCTATCCAGATGAACACCCTGAGCAACGGCAAGGCTTCGAGCTTCGACGGCGTACCCTCGCCCAACAGCCCGAAGAACATTGCCGGCTTCGAGTGCGTTCTGGACTCCGTGGCCGCGATCGACAAGGTGTACTTCATCGACCAGAAGGTTCTGGTGCGGTGCCGCTTCCACAAGGGGCCGCAGATGCTTCCCGGTCCGCTCAACGGCATGTACTGGCCGCGCATCTCCGGCAACTTCCACACCACGCAAAACGATGCGTATTTTTACGATGCGGTCAACTATGGCTCTCGGAACTCCTGGGCCTCGGGTGTAATCTTTGGATTGAATATCCCTGGATCGCTCGCCAATTAACCATCAACCCTGTGGCGGGCTGGCCTTTGGGCTGGCCCGCGCAGATTCCTAGAACGTTAAGTACGATAGCTTTACGCCGAAGATGCGTTTCCACCACGGGATCTTCTTATCGAGGTCATACCACGTTTTGCCATTGTCCATGCTAAAGACTGAATTGAGGCGCGTAGATTGCCATGTCGGATGACCGCCAGAGATATCGGTGTGGTCAATGTACTCGCCGGTCAGGGTAGGATTTGGCAGCGGCCCGAGCAATTTGAAACTAGCAACTTTCTGGAACAGATGAAGTGTCATGCCAGCAGAAAAGCCGCTGTGCCCTTGAGCGGCAAAGACCTTCACAAGTTCCAACACCGCTTCCCCGAAGCATTCCACCGTAATCGGAATCTTCATCAAATAGACCTGCTGCCCGAAGTTCACGTTCGGCATGATCCGTTAAATTGCTCATCCTTTTCTCCTTTGAGGAAAATTCTACTATGACAGATTCAGCTTTACTCTACACCCCATCCGCGGTGACTTCGGAGCTCCTGCGGTATGGTGGCAAGAATCCCTATGGCCTGCCCAACTGGCGGCTGATCCAGGCCGAGCGCCACACCGTCATTCGGGGCGGAACGTGGACCGACGTGGACGAGAACGATAATGCTCTGCTGGTGGATGCCAGCGGCAACGAGATTCCACGGCCGCCGACGGTGACCAAGACGGTGACCGGCATCCGCGAAGTTCCGCTGTACCCGGTCAAGGGCTGGATTCTGGAGCAGTGGTTTCCGGCATCCGAGTTTGGCGGGCGCGACGAGTGGGAGGCGAACAAGGACCAGAAGACCGGGCTCGCCGTCATGGGACCGTATCCGTCCGAGGGTGGCTACTGGATGATGCGCGGTCCATGGAAGCAGATGCCGCCGGTCAAGTACCTCCGCGAGTTGATCGAGCGGTACGAGTGGAACATGAACAAGCGCGACGGGGTGAAGCCGGAAGCGGCGATGCAGAACTTCCTCAACGAGCAGAAAGCGATCGAGGACCGCGAGATGGAGCACTTCACCGAGGAGCGCGAGTACGCCATGCGGCACATCGTGCTGCCAATGATGCGCTCGACCTCGCTATCGGCTTCCAGGTATCGCCAGCGGGTGATGCAGCAGTGCGGCATCCGTTCGCACGTCAGCGTCGGCGGCGACTCCTAGAGATTCTTTCCACGTAGAAACACTCACAACGGCTCTCTTCGGGAGCTTTTTCCATTGGAGAAAACACTATGTCCACCGCAACTCAGCAACGTCCCATCGGTCCCCAGGGCCAAGCCATCGGCGCCGGAATGCAAAAGCTGCAGATGAAACGCCGCGCCGCGGAGAAGACGCTCAAGGCGGAAGGCCGCCTGCAGCCCGCTACCATCGTCAATTTCAACCCGTTCCCGCTGATCGTCGAGGCTGGTTCGCTGGTCGTCGCCACGGTCCCCGCCCGCAAAGAAGGCGAGAAGTACAGCTTTGTGACCCTCACGGAGCCCCGCTTCGCCTTCCCGTTCAAGGGCATGATCTCGGCGAACAACGGCACCGACCTGATTGCCGACTACGACCTGATTTCCGTCCTGCCGGTCCAGCAGGCGATGGAGTTCCGCAAGACGTACATGGAGACCACCCAGGACATGAGCGGCGGCGTCATGGGCGGCGTGATGGTCTTCGAGGGAACCATCGACCTGCTCGACCGGATGGCGGATAAGAAGTTTGAGGTCCGCGCCCCCTATCTGGAGATTCTGGAAGACGGTACCAGTTTGGTTGCGACCAAGCCGTACCGCTTGGCTCAACTCTGGGACGAGGCCAACGAGTCGATGCGCTCGCACTGCATGGCGAAGATCCAGCAGGCTCATTCCTACCAGTCCGACCCGGCCCAGGTGAAGAACATCACCAGCGAGCACCGCCGGTACGCGAACTTCGCCATTGCGCAGGGCTGGGCGATGATCGAGTCGCTGCCCTGGCTGAACCACTCGCCCGCCCCAGACACCCTCTGCAAGAAGTGCCGGAAGCCGCTCGTGGCAAACGCCTACATGTGCGGGAACTGCAACAAGGTAACCGACCCGGTTCGCGCGTACCAAGAAGGCGATGTCTCCTACAACGATGTGTCGTTCCAGCTCCTCAACGCCGCAGGCTGGAAAGAAGTCAAGCGCATCAAGGCCATCCGCGACAAGGCCGCGGCGGAGTAATCCATGAACGTCAATGAGTTGAAGGGGAGAATTGCCGGGCTGCTGTCCGATCCCGACCAGGACAGTCTCACAAACGCTTTCCTGCTGCCGTTCATAAACCAGGCCTACGAAGCTGAGATTTCCACGCTCAAGGGAACGTGCAGCCCGTTCGAGACGAAGGTGATTACTCTCCCGAATCTCCCCATTGGCACAACCGACCTGACAGCCCAGCAGAGAACCGCTGCCGGTCCCTTGCTGGGCCTCACCAATCCGCTCCGGTTGAAATGGAAACCAGCCGGGGCACCCGAGAACCAGTACCAGACGATTGCGCGCGTGGAGGACTTGCCTGACCTCCTGCCGATCCAGCCGAATGGCTTGGGATGCTCTCAGGCGTCATTTGAATGGCGGTCAAACGTGGTCTTCATCACGCCGTTCGGAATCGCCATCGACCTGCAGGTGAAAGGCGAGTTCAATCCTCCCCCGCTACTGAAAGACGATGACTGGATTCTGGTGCATCCCGATATGGGCCACGTCCTCGCCTTCGGTGCCGCGGCGCTGGCGGCCGTCGAGCGCGGCAATCCGGAATGGGTACAATCCTACGGGGCGCTCGAAACCAGTGCTCTCAACCGCGTGGCCGATCAACTCGTCCGCGAACAGCAATCCACCACTTTCCGCGCAGGCAGACTCAACGGCCGGCGGTAATCTCAAGGAGAAATGCTATGTCCGTCGCCCTGAAAGTCCTTCGCCAAGTCAACGCGGTCAACTCGCTGGAAACCTACATTGCCGCAACCATGTCGGGAAACTACACCACCGGCATCGGCGGCGATCCCTGCTCGCTGGTTGCTTCCAACATCAAAGACCCGAACGCGCTCTCCCCGTCGCTCCCCGGTCAAGTTCCCCAGGTCCCGCCCAGCGTCGAGCAGGCATCCATCGGCGGCTACACGGCTGATCTGATTCAGGCGGCTACGCTCTCCGGCTTTGCGCTCAAGTTCTGGACCTCGGAAGGCGTGGAACTGGGCAGCGGCGCGTACCCGGCGGCGATCTCCGGCGGCACCGTAACTTTGAAGATGATTGCGCCCAAAGGGGCGTAGGATACAAAGCAGTTGCGGGCAGGTTTTCGCATGGCCTGCCCGCAAGTATGGGATGGCGGAATTGGTAGACGCAGGCCAAGAGGCCGGATCACAGGTCGTTCGGGTTCGAGTCCCGATCCCATAGAGGGCTCACCTTCGGGTGGGCCCTTCAATTTCAGCACGATCACAGGTCGCCAACCGGCGGCCTTTTCCTTTGGAGTAACATGGCAAACTTCTCAGGCGCGACCCCGGTCGAGTTCAACCGATTCTGCGGACAGGTCGATCAGGACAGCCCGGACAATCTGCCGATCGGCGTGGCCGCCGTATGCCGCAACAAGAAGTTCTCGCTGACCAGCGTCAAGACGCGCTACGGTATCCAGCTCGCCATCCAGGGACTCGCCAAAGCTCCCATCACAGGACTGCTCGGCGCGATATACACGCCCGAAGCTGCGGGCGAGCTCTACACCCAGATTCCGGTCTTCTTCGACCTTGAGGGTAATCTCCAGCGGGAATCCCCGGTTGGCTCCGGCGATGCGGTTGCGATCGCCGGCACGCTGGTAACTCTACCGTCTGCCTCGCACATGATCGGCGCGCAGGGATTCAATTGCGGATTCCTCGCCTTCTCCGACCTCACCGCGCCTACGTCCGCGATGGCAACCTTGAACCTGAAGACGCTGGCGCTGAATCCCTACGGGTTCAAACCGGTGGGCGCAGGATGGCTGGCAAATCACAATTACGTGGCTGGCGAGGTGGTAACACCATCCTACGTGCAGATTCTTCCCGGACAGACCACCGGCACGACCATCGCAAAGCAGACCGGCCACACCTACCAGTGCATCCAGGGCGGAATTACCGGCGCTGTGCAGCCGCAATGGCCGACGCAAATCCGCGAGACGCTGCCCGGCCCGGCCGCCTCGATCATCAACACCGTGCTCGACGATGCGATCGTGGTGGCGGCAACTTGGGCGAATCCTCTGGTCAGCGGCGCCCGCATCTACGCCGCGGCAGTCACGCATGGCTCGGCGGCCCCGGCGACCACGGCGTTCAACCTCCTCGGCTCGATCTATGCCTCCGGCAACACTTTTCTCATCACCACGGATGCCATCGGAAACCCGCCGCCAACGGCCAGTACCGCCGGCGCGACGCCGACGCCCGTCACAGCTCCCACGCTGACTCGAATTCCGCTCGGCGGCACCATCCCGGCAGCCTACGACGTGTACGTTCTCGTCACCTATCTCACTCAGTCTGTTACAGAAACAGTAAACGACGGCACGGTAATTTGGGCCGAATCGACCACGCAGTTTGCCTCAACTCTCCCCGGCCTGCTATCGCCGCCGACCGTTGGCCCGGTACTCACGCGGCTCCCAGGCGGCGGTGCTTTCCCCGCTGGGCGAGACGTGTACGTTCTTGAGACCTACGTCAACCCGAATGGCGAGACCACCGTGGGCGCAGCGTCGACATTCAGCAATACCGCTGCGGGCGATGCGATCCAGGCCGCCATCTCCGTTCCCAACGGCATCGCGCTCACTGGCGTCAATCTTTACGAGGCGGACGTGGCCCACGGATCGGCGGCACCAGCGAGCACAGCTTACAAACTGGTGGGCACCTATCAGGACACCGACACCCCAGGCATCGACGCATCGGCAACTGGAGTACCACCTCCAACCGTGAACACGGCGCAGATGCAGGGCAACATCGCTTCCGGCGTCCGCTATATGGCAACGGCATTCGTCAACGACATCGGCACCATTTCCGGCATTGTGCGCAACGCCATCGCCGACTCGCCATGCACGGTCCCGAACAACGAGACCTTGCCTGGCCCAGCCTCGGTGATATCCAATACGGTCCTCGGCGATGCGGTTTCGGTTTCCGTCACCTATAAAGGCTCGCTGATTACTGGCGCAAATGTCTACGAGGCAAGTGTGGCGCATGGCGCACCGGCCCCGCTCCCCACGGCCTTTGCTCTGGTTGGCACGGTGCAATGTGTGACCGCTACCGACGGCACCGTGACACCGGGGACCATGACCATCATCGGCGAAGCTCTTGGTGTCACGCCTCCCGCTGCCTCCACCGCGGGAGTGGTAGCTGCACCGACGACTGGCCCCACCTTGGCACGAGAATCGGTATCTGGCGATTTTCCGGCTGGCCTCGATGTTTACGTCCGCATCACGTACTTAACGCAATCGGTATTGGTTGCGACGCTGATTCCCACCGGGCCATCGAACACGGTCAAGCGGTATGTCGGTATCACTGTCTCCGGGGGAACGCCTGCAGGCCCGTTCTACGTCATCGCACAGAATCAGTTGTCCGACGGTATCTTGATGACCTCGACGGTACTCAACGACAACACCACGACCTCGGCGCAATTCAACTTTACGGACGACTATCTCATCGGCTCACAGGGACTCGACATTACCGACCGGCTTCGAGTGATCGAGCCAAACCCATGCGTAAGTGCGTATTTTTCCGCAACCACGCAAAGGGTATTCCAGTGTGGGGTGCCGGGATACGAAACGGGCTGCGTGATTTCACTCGCCGCTGATGGCGAGAGTTACTACGGCGACACCAGTCCGCTGCCGATTGGGGCAGGCGACGGACAGCGCACATTTGCGGTGAGGGAGTACAAAGAAACCATCTTCGCGCTGCGGGAGAGGAGCGGCTTCGTCATTACCCCGAACGCGGGCGACCCTGCTTCGTGGGACGTGGTGGAACGTTGGCACGGTGTAGGCCCATGCGGACCTCGCGCTGCCGATGTCTGCAAGAGCTTTATGATCTTCGTTCACCGCTCTGGAATCTACATGTACACCGAGACCGAGCCGGAACTTATCATCAAGGAAATTCCGAAGTTCTGGAACACAATCAACTGGCTCGCAGCGCAGACTATCTGGGTGTCGATCGACGACGAGGAGAAAGAAGTCCACGTCGGCGTGCCGGTTGGCGGGAGTACGGTGCCGAATTGCGAGATCGTCATCAACTACGAGGAGGGCTGGCAAAATCCTCTGATGTTCTCGCGCTACTCCAGCAAGGAGATCACGATTGAGGCTTGCCGTAAGTTTTCATTCAACGATATCGCCGCCTTCGTGGCCGGTCGCATTGAGCGCATCATCCCCGACGTTCCTATTCCGAACGAGGGAGCCGTGGGCACCGATCAGGGTCCGGTACGCGCGCAGGTCTCGCAATTCATCTATGGATCGAGCGGGCCAGATGGCGGGCTACATGCGGTAACTCCGGGCGTCTACAACGACAACGGAGCAGGGATTGACGACCAGTACGAGACGACCTCCCAGGGCCGGATGCTGTCGGTATGCCAGATCCACGGTTTCAACCTGAACGCTCGCGGGAACGGACCGCTGCAGGTATCGTTTCTCGGCGGGCGCGACATGGCGAACGATTGGGACGAATCGGGAAGCTCGAAGGAATTGAAGGTGCGCCCGGTAGACCTCAAGCCCGATCAGTCCATCGGAATCTCGCGCATGACGCCGCCGAAGACGAATGAAAGATGGAGGGTTCGCCTTACAAATGGTTGTCAACCAGACATATGGTCAGACATAAAATATATGTGCGTGTTCATCCGTCCAATCTTTTCTGGCAGAGGAGCACTGGAAGGGTAGTAGAATATGGGAAACGTCAGGCGCAATAGAAGCCGCGAGAGCTTATGACGCAACTGTCATAAGGCTTCATGGCGAGTTCGCTAGACTGAACTTCCCCGCTGCATAGAGTTCATCGCACCACTACCACCGACCGCCTACGGGCGGTTTTTCTTGGAGTCAACATGGCACTCCCAACGAAATCGCAGATTGCCGCAGCGTCCAAAGGTGCCGGCGACCTGCATAACACTCTCATCCTGCTGACCAACCAAGCCGCTACGCATGTTATCCAGATTGCGGCACTCCAGGCGCAAATCGCAGCATTGCAGAAGACAACGAAGTGAGTGAGGTACGACTTGCCCGACCGAGCGACTGGCCCGCTATCGTGGAGTGCCACCGCACGCAGAACGAGCGCGACGGGACGAGTTACCCCATCCCCCCACTGTTCGCCAGAGGCGGTGGATTCGCGCCGAACATTGCTCTGGCGCTGGTCGTCGTGTGTGATTTAAAAATCACACAGTGCGTTTGGTTTGAGCGCACCACCGTCGAACTTATGATGTGCGGGCGCGATCCCGAAGGCGCGATATTCAAGGACTCCGATTTCATCTTGTACCTTCTCCGCCAGCAGGGCGTTACCGGAATCAATTGCAAGGTTCCAACTATCGTTTCCAAGCCCATCGGCCGACGCTTGAAGCGCGCCGGGTTTAGCTGCGAGGACGGCAGGTTTTCCAACTTTTTCAAGGATTTATCCAAGGAGCAATTATGAGCCGCGGACAAGAAGGACAAACGTTCAATACGGCCTCCAGCCAGAACCAGGGCTACTATAACAACGCGCAGACCTCCTACAAGGATGCGCAGACAGATATTGGCAATTACGAGTCCCAGCTCGGCCAGTTCGCGTCCGAAAATCCCTATGCTCCCGGCGGCCAGTTCGCCAAGGATCAGACTCAGGTTCTCGCCAACACCTCGGACGCTGGTGCGAGTTCCGAGAAGGCCGCGCTGCAGGACCAGGCGCTGCGAACTGGGCAAAACATGGGCAGCGCCAACGCCACGGCGGAAGCGATTTCCGAGTCCAACGAGCGCAACCTATCCGGACAGGAAGCACAAGCCGATGCGGCCCGCACCGCCGACCAGGCCGCCTATAACGATCAGGTTCTGAACGCCAGCGCCAAACCCGCAGAACTGGAGGCCGGACTGTATGGCCAGTCCATCGCCGGAGCTAACGGGGCGCTCGACGTGATGCAGAAGGCCGGTCAAACTCCGTCCTTCTGGGAAAGCCTGATGGCGGGTGGTATGAAGGCGGGCACGGATATCGGTGCCGCTTACGCTGGAAATCAGTAAGGGAGAACTCATGGCAAACGACTACGATGTTTCCAGTCTGATCGACGATTCGAGCCCCTTACGCGCGAGCGGTATCGACCCTAAGGATGCAATCAAAGATCCCGATGCGGTGATGAAGTACCTGCAGAATCGTCAGTATGGGGCGGGTGTCGCGCAACCTTCCACACTCAAGGCCAATATGCTCCAGCCGGATCAGATACCGATGGCGAGTGCTGCGTCAGCACCATCACAGCCTACCGATTGGGGCTCGATAGCAAGAGGTACCGCCTCGCCTGGCACGGCGGGCGCGAATGTCTCCAACGGCCAGCCAGCATCAGACCCGGACCTCGACAACACCCGCAGACTCGCGCTCAAGGCAGAGCAGCGCACCGACGCGAATCAGGATCAGTGGAATGCGCTCACCGATCAGCGGAAGGCTATCGAGGCCCAACGTCAGAAGGACGCCGGGTACATCGACCCTCATGGAACCAGTCCGACCACCGGCGCAAGCTATAAGCCATCGACCGGACGGCAAGTCCTGCGAGGCGTGCTGGGTGGAGTGGAAGGTCTCATGCGGGGCGGTTTCCGTGGCGCCGTGTTGGGTGGAATCGATCCCCGCAATGAAGGCGTGCCGGGCTACGGCGACCCGACCGCACAATACGGCCGCGACGTGGCAAGGCAGGGCGCTACGGTGGCCAGCGACGACCAGCAGTTGAAGAACATCACAGCCGACGCCAAGGATCAGTACGATGCGGGCCGGAACCTCGGCACCGACACCACGGCGAACGCCAAGGTGTTCGGCGATATCTTCACCGCCAAGAAGAATGCGGAGACGGAGGCCAATGCGGCCAAGACTGCCGATACTCGCCAGCAGCATGAGGACGACGTTGAGCAGTACAACCGGAACCGGGCAGAGATTGCCGATCGCAATGCGACGACCAATGCCCGCAAGACTGATGCACTGATTACCGCGGCACTCGCCCGCGCCAACAAGGATGATCGCACCACGCCGGGATCAAACACCGGACTCAAGGGAGTTCCCTTGGCGAAAGTGACATCCTACGCCGCCGCTCATAACCTTGACCCGGACAGCTTGACGCCGGAGCAACTCGGCGAAGCTCTGCGTATCGGAGCCGGGCCAGCGCACGTCAAAGACCCGCAGGCGTTTGAAAGCAAGTGGAATAGCGATTTTCAGAAAATGCAGCAACCGTTCCAGCAGGAGCGCAACCAGATCGTGAGGCGCGGCGCGGTCCCCGATGTGACCAAGAACAAGGCCGCATGGAACGATCTCGACAAGGAAGATCAGGACCAGATCACCGCGTCACTTAATGACTTGGAGAACCGCCGCACAGCCAAGAACGCGGAACTGCAGCAGGCGAAGGACGCTGAGGCCACACAGTACGGCGTGTACGGCAAGGCGGCGCAGTCTGCAGCCGCTGCACCATCCGCACCTAGGGCCGCAGCAACGCAACCGAGGCAGCAACCGGCGGCGGCTTCCAAGCCTCCTGCGGGAGCAACGATGAAGGTGCCGGGGAGTGACGGGAAACTTTACTGGAGCGACGGCAAAAGCAATCTTGGACTGGCGCAATAATGGCTGACGGCACGGTAACTCTGGACTTCTCCAAGGCGCAACCGATTGAAGCGAGCCAGCCCGATAGCGGAGTTAC